CAGCATGGACAATTTCACAACTATTAACGTATGAACAAATTCGTGAGTATGAAGAAATGGAACTTGCAACAATAGGTGTTGCAACGAAAGGTCCGCCAGCATAATGTCCACAAATAAAAATTTTATTAGTGCATCGCTAACACTCAAATTTTATGAGTTCAACGTTGATAAATTCAATAAAGCTGTTTTTGAATTTGGAAACCGGATAATACGAAAAGCTGGCCGTACTTTTTGTGCTGAAATCTATAAAAGTGTTCCCGTCTGGTCTGGTATGGCTCTGGCCTCGATAAAACCGTTGGCCAGAGCCGTACGTTTTGCCGTACCCATTATCCCTGTTGAAGATGCGCCGGATCGACGCGCATTAGGTGAGTCTTTAGGTGGGAAGATGGGTGTGAAAACGACAATACTAAAAGGTGATGCAAACATGTGGTTCAACTTTAATTGGGAAACGTTTGTTGATCACTTTAACCTTAATGATCAAGTTGATACAAATAAAATTGAGAATATACATACAGGTGCACCGTGTTTTCATTTAGGTGGAAAAACTATGACGGGTAAAGTCGTGTACCCACCGTGGCACGCTGTAAGAAACGCAATGAAAATTGCATATCAATCCCTTACGGATGATGCACGACATCCACCCAAACCAACGACATACGGTCGTTGGAGATTTGTAAAATATAATCCAAAATTACGTGTTGTATCCGGTTTCGTTGAAGTTGTTGAGGAGAAAAAATAATGGGCGAAGAAATCAGAAATAGAGTTATAACAGAATACGGTACGGAAGGTGGGGAGTTAATTTCGGCCGTTCCTGATAAGTTGAGAGCGGCTTTTACCACGGCGGCAAAAGCTGTTGAAAACTTTGATACGTGGGCGGCGAAAGCAAACAGAACAATACAAGTACAACTTGACAACCAAACTACGGCCACAGGTATTTTACAACGAATCACGGAGAAAAATACCAGTTTAGCGTTGATATATGCTAAAGTTGTTAAAACTTTAGATGAATATAATAGACAGCAAAGCGCCGTTAATGCACTTAATCGTGCAGCGGTAGTTCAAACTAAAGATTTAACTGTTGCAAATCAAAATTTAACAGAGAGCGAGAAAGCATTAACACAAGCTCAACTCGCTAAAATTGTTGCAACACAGAAAAAGATGATGCGGGAAACTGTAAAAGGAACGCCTGCACAAAAAGCATTGTCCACAGAACTTAAATCTGCGGCGGTCGTTGGTAGAGAGGAAGGTAAAGAATTACGTGATTATATAAAATTAACGGAACAACGTGAAAAAGAAATTTTCAGGGCGCAAGAAGCAGAAGATAGAGCGTACGAAGAATCTATTGCACGTAGAGAACAAGCAGAATCTCAAGCAGAATCGCGTAGAGAACAACGTTGGAATCGTGAAAGACAAGAAGCACGTGAAAGATTGTCCCTCGTTACACAAAGAATCAACGCAGTAGCACGCGAAGAAGCTGCGGCACAAAAAGCGGCCGACACGCAAGTGCGCGCACAAAATAAAGTTGCAGACGCGACAAGACGCACAATTTTACGGACAATGTTATTTGGAGCAGCGTCCAAAGAAGCATTACAACAAACAATTTTGTCTTGGCGAACACTTGAACGTGTTTTACTTGTGCATATTATTAGGCGTGCTTTTCATCAGTTAATAAATGTCTTACGCTCGTCGATCGATAGAATTGTAATGTTTCATACCAAATTGGTTGAGATTCAAACAATCAGCCAAAGATTACAATCCTCTGTCGATGGTTGGTCAAATTCGCTTGTTAGATTGTCTGATGCGTGGGGTATTGACTTAGTTGATACAGCTAAATCTGCATATGAATTATTGTCTAACCAATTAACAGAAGGCGCTTTTCAAACAGAAAGATTCAGTGAATCTGTTTTTGATTTCGCTAAAGTCACAGCGTCAACAGCAGCAGACTCTGTGAATGTTTTAACAGCTGTGCTTAATGCTTATGGCATGAGTGCAACAGAAGTAACACGTGTTTCAAGTATTTTATTTAAGACGATTGACTTGGGACGTGTTAGAGCTGAAGAAATAGCAGAAACTTTTGGACGTATAACAGTTCCAGCAGCACAATTAGGTATCAGTCTTGAAGAAGTTTCTGCGACTCTTGCACATATCACATTACGCGGTGTGCGAGCACATGAAGCCATGACTTTGATTCGTGGCATCATAATGAAATTAGCAAAACCCACAGAAGATATGACGGCATTATTTGATAGATGGGGCGTCAAATCTGCTGAAGCCGCAATTGCAACATACGGTTGGATGGGTGTGATTGAAAAACTGTACACGGAAACAAAAGGAACGGCATCTGAAATTGCTGATCTCTTTAATAATATACGCCCTGCAACTGGTATGGCTGCCTTACTGTCAGATGTTAAGGGGTATGTAGAGATTCTTGATTCATTGGATGAAACAGCCGCAGTTGAATATCAAGAAGCACTTAATTATCAATTCAAAACAACCGGAGAAAGAGCAAAACTTGCATTTAATCAAGTTAAAAACTATGTACAAATCGGATTGGGTGAATCTATAACAGAGACATTATTAAATCTTACTGACGCATTCAAAACAACTACCACAACCATCAATGGAACGACTAAAGAAGTTTCAGGATTATTGAATATTGTTAAATTGCTCACGACAGTATTAAAAGGGTTCTCACCAATTTTATTGGTAATAAGTGGACACTATTTGCATATGAGAAGTTCAGTACATGCTGCGAAAGTAGCATTTATGGAACAACTCAAAGCTCAAAAAGCATTACAGGTAAGTTTACACGAACGTTTAATGTTGACAAATGACGCTGTGAAACGCGGTACAGCTAATGTTACAGAACAAGCTGCTGCATTTTCTGCTGCTGAAGTTACCATGATTCACATGTCTGAAAAGACTATTGCGGCACAACGTGCAATAAAAGCCGCATATATTTCAACAACATACACTGTTTTAGCTGCTGCAGCTGTTGTAGCCGCGTCATTTGCTATCGGTAAAATGATTGAATGGGCACAGGAAGTCAGACAAGCTAAAGAGAGTTTAGCACAAATGGGTGCCGAAATAGATAATTTAAGGAGAAGGGAACAACTCTTAGAGGATTTTAGAAATCGTACACGACAAAAACCTGATTCTGTTAATCGAGAATTAATCAAAGAAGGTCTTAAAAATTTAACAACCGCAATTGATGACACACAAGTAAAACGTGTATTCGCAACAATAAATGCGGATATGGAAGGTGTCATACATAAAACTAATGAATTAAGAACAGCGTTTGATATTGCTTTTATTGAACCTGTGGATTCAGCGTCTGATAAGTACAAAGTTCTTGGCGTTGGTTTTGATGTCTTACAAAAGAAACTTGAGGACATACAAAAATTACAAGAGGAAATGGTTAAGAGTTTTGGGGACAATGTTAAAAACGTCGTTGACTCACTCAAAGGCGTTTATGACGAGTTACAAGATTCAATAAAAGAAGCAACTAAAGCTATTGAGGACGTCGATAAACGGATGACGGACATCCGTGAAAATTATCTTGATACTATATTTGATTTTCAACAAAAAGGACGGACAACAGAACAACAACTTAAAGCCCTGTATGAAAGAGAAGCACAAACATTAAGAGAAATACAGTTGGCGCCGGACTTTGAAAAAGCAGAATCTGCGTTTAATCGTTACAAAGAAATTGTCCAAGAAATCGCGTCTCTTGAAATAAAAATTGAAGAGGACAAACAACGTGAAATAGTAAAAACAAATAACGCACGTGCAAAGTATCAGAATCAATATTACACAGAACTACGTTCAAGAATGAACGCGCGTAGAGGACAACCTAATTTATATAAGTCTGATTTCCCCTCTTTTGAAAATGAAAAATTTGAAGGTGTTGACCCTGCCAAACAGAAAACAACGTATGACAAAGCAGCAAAAGCTCTTGAAGAAGGAATGTCCGCGTTAGAGGCTGTGGCGGAAAAAGAAAAAGAAACACAAAATGAAATTATTTTTGAAGCAGAACAGGCAATAATTAGATTAGAAGAATCCCGATTAAAACTCATTGAAGAAGCAAAAGGAATTGGCTCGGCTGTCGGTGAACTTATCGCTAACGCGTTAAAAGGTGTTGTTTTTGGTGAAACATCAACAAGAGAAATAGAGCGAATTAAAACGTTATTAACAGAAGGAAAAACACTAACACTTGTAGAACTTGGTCTCGGTGATACTGCCAATCAATTAACTGATTTATTAAATCAAACCCAACAAATTGAAGCGTCGATAACTGGTTGGAGTTCAGCGATAGACAAAACAAAAACTGCGACAGAAAATGCTGTTAAAGCTATAATGCGTTACAATGAAGAAATACGTAATGCAACTAAACAAGCTGAAACAGCACAAGGAAATAGACTCGAATATTTAGATAAAATAAGCAAAGCTCTCGCTGATGTAATGAAAGTACCGCAACGAACGGTCGGTGAAGGTGGAACAACTGAATATGTCAAAGAATTACAACAACTTGTCCAGACGATAACAACTGAAAAAGATGTAACGAAACTGACTGCTGCGTACAATGAATTTTATACTGTTCTTGCTAAGTTGAAAAAACTTGAAGTCATTACAACATCAGTACAGGTTGAGGGAATTCCTCAGGAAATTATATTAGAAAAAGTTCCAATACAAGAAATCGCAAGTTATGAAAACTTATTAAAAATTATCAGTGATGCATTTGAAAAAATTCAAGAATCTTACGTTGTAGAAGATAAAGCGCAACAGGCCATTGACGCGCTCAATGAAGAACTCACAAAAGCTGCTGAATTTTATAATATAACAGCCAATATCCATGTGAACCTTGACAAGGCAGCACAAATAGGGATCAATAATTTCCAAGAATTATCAAAACTACTTGATACAATCATTATACAAATAAACACAGCAGAACAATCTGTCAGCTCATTTGAAAAGCGTATTGAGAACATTGGTAGATATGGCACCCCAACACCCACACCTGAACAAATGACTTCAAAACCAATGAGCTATAATCAGGGTGGTGGAACATTGTTATTAAATGCCGCGATGCAGGCAATGACCGCGGCGGCGATGGCAACTGTAGAACCACAATCTCTACATTTGGAATTAAAACCAGAAGATGAGGCAACTTTCCAAGCATGGTATTCTGCATGGGTTAATAAAATAAATAAATACTATGACACGAATAACATCATTGACCCACAAGGACGTCCAGCCCACCTAAATCCAAATCCCGATGATGAAAGACAGTATTATGACTATCGTAAAGCATGGAAGGCACGTATAGAACCAGCTATTGATCCAACGGATAATCTATATCATTGGGGTAGTCCGTTTAAGGATGACAACCATCCAAATCGTTTTGTCAATGGTTGGGACACTAAATACGATAGACCTCAAGTAGAAATTGAAGATAAAATATTTCCATCAAATATTGCGGAAACTTGGGGTGAGGGTGTTCAAGAAATAACGGAAGCCATCGACAGTCTTACACAGGAAATGATTTCAGAAAGACAGTCGGACGAGATACCATTAAGAATTAAAGAAATAGCAGAACGTATTAAAGAATATCAAACGACATTACAGAACCTGAGAACAATTTCACCTGAGAACAATAAATCCTATGATAATATTGAAAATTCTTTTAATAAATTGTTTGAAAAGTTAAAAGAATTAAATACACAAAAACAAGAAACACGTGTAATAAGTCCTGAGAAAACAACATACAGACAAGAGATGAATGCAATCAGAGACGTTTACTCAAAAACAACGGACAAGGGTGTACTAAAAATATTACGAGAAAATGCTCGTGATTTACACAATCAACATTTGGAAAGTGTGCGTTTACAAAAGCGTGATGAGCGCGGTGGTGGTCGTGTGCGTGAGCCACGTGAACGTGAACCGCGACAGCGTGAGCCACGTGAAAAAGGAATGTCCCCATTTGAAACGCCGTGGATGCAGATTGAGAAAATGATGGAATCCCGAATGGGTATCTTACAAAAGATTTGGGGTAATCAACAAATGTTTTTCCCAAAACAAATATACCCTGAACAAATTTATCCACAGCAGATGTACCCACAGCAGATGTACGGTCAACAACAGATGTACGGTCAACAGCAAATGTTTCCACAACAGATGTTTGGCCAACAGATGTATCCACAGATGGGTGTACCGTCTTACGGAAATATGTTATCGGAATTGCAACAAATACAAACGTTGGCAACAACGATAAGTGCAATCTCAATAAATTTAATTTCTGAGGAAAGTGAACAAATATTACGAGAATACATTCAACTTCTTGTTGATGTCACACTTAATTTAGACAATATAACAACTTCATCCAATAATGCCATGAACGCATTATCTAATTTAGCGTCCACAGGCAAATCTGATTTTAGTGCGTTGAACAACATATTAAAAGAAGTTATTTCAAATCTAAACACAATAAATGAAAAACAACAGTTACCAATTCAACCTAAATCTGTAGGTGGGGCGATTCATGCTGTAGCAGGACAGATTGTTCCTAACACAAAGGAAAAAGCGGTTTACGCAACGGCCGGACAGTTTATTCCAAAATCAACAGACACTGTACCTGCTATGTTGACACCTGGGGAATTTGTTTTAAGTAAATCTGCGACTAAGAAATTCCTACAACAATTAGTTCCAATGAATTTCGCACATAACGCAAGTAGATTTACGCAATCCAGTGACACAATTTCAGTTGGGGACATAAATGTAAATGTTGCAGGTGGTAATACGCCACGACAAACTGCACAAGAAATCGGGATAGAACTCCGTAGAGAGATACGTCGGGGAAGATTATCATGGTAACATTTACGATAGATGAAGAAATACTTGAATTGCCCAATCCAATTTTAGGGGATTCAGAATGGTGGCAAGACCCGTCAATCGTGCGTAGGACGAGTGGACAGGAGATATTAGCGGTCAACGATGCTAATTGGCAGACTATTGAACGATTCAATGTAACATGGCGTTTTTTAGACATTAATCTTGTTGATGATTTATTAACTTTCCTATATGAACACGCTGGTGAACAAATAACGTATGTTGATTATCGTGGTGATTCTTTCGATGTAATAGTATTGACGCTTAACAATAATACAATACAAGAAGGGCGTGATGTTGTTGATTATCCAAATGCAAAAGGACAACGTAATATAAGTCTTGAATTGGAGGTTGTATAAATGCAGATTGGCACAATCACACTTCCAAATCCCGAATGGGGTGACTCTAAATCAAGAATCATAGAAATGAACGCACATCGTATGATGGACGGAACACTGTACACATACGTTCGCAAATCTGCTGATTACCATTTAACATTCACAATCTCTAATCTCAGTTATGGAACATTTGTGGCATTGAAAGCGTACCTCATAAGCACAGCAGGCACATTTATTACACTCATTGATTGGGACAGTGTTACTTGGGGTGGTTATATTCGCACAAATCCCGCAAGTATTGTTTGGACTTCACGCGGTATTGGTGAGGGTTCATGTTTTGAAACGGGTGGTAACACATATCAAACCGAACTCGGTTCAATTACGTTAGAGTTTGAAGGGGCAGTATACGCATGAAAACTGTATCCAGTGGTGCACAAACTAAGATTGATACAATCAAAGCCACAGAACCTGTTTTAATTATCAAAATAGGGTGGTACGATGGAGATGTTTATTACGGTGAAAAATCAATAACTGGTGTTGATTATGCGAATGTATTAAGTATTTCAGGATTCAATGAATCATTTTCAGTTGGACAAATAAATAACATCGGTGTTTTAAGTGTTGTACTTGATGACTCCTCTGGAGATTTGAAAACGGTATTTGACACAGAAAATATTCTTGGTCTTGTTGCTGAATGTTATCTTGCGTATACTGAAATTGCGACTGACGGAATTAAATTGGTCACAGGTAAAGTTGGCGGACCCATTATTTGGGATGAGGGGCAACGAACATTATCTTTTGCTATAATTAGTGATTGGGGATACCGCACAGCAGGTTTTTCTTTACAGGATAATGATACCGCGGACGGTTATCCTATTGTTGCGCTTGAAAGCGCAATAGGACAAGCATGGCCTATGTGTTGGGGTAGTGCTTTACGTGTGCCTGCCCTTAAAATTATTGAACCGTTCAGAGGAGAAACTGAGAGCGATTTCCCTTTAGATGATTCAGAAGTAGAAGTTAAGGTTAATTATACAGGTAGTGTTCCAACAGGTTCACAAACATACTCAATAAAAAATATTAAATGCACAGGAGAAATAGAAGGAGATATTTTAACTATTGCTGCTGGCACAATGAATGGAACGTGGTACACGGGTGTTACAATAGAATCGCGCACGTTACACCATGCGGATGAAGATTACAGCAATCATACTGTTTTATGGATAAGCGATTCAAGCAAAAATCTTTTGAATCTTTATTGTTATACTGGAACAAAGTTTCAAAAGTGTATCCGTCAAGACGGTAAAAAATGTTGGTTCACGTCAGACTGGTATTCAAGCACAGGCACACAACCCACATCATTTACTGAGGTACGTGGATTTCCTGATGATGCATGGACAGGATATGTTACAAATATGGCAACATATACTGTCATATTGTCGGGAAGCGTTATTTATTGGGTCGATGACCCTAACATTGAAACTGTGTATATTGCAAATTTGTTTGAATCGACAGGTATTGCAGAAGTTATGGCATATCGCTCATACGGTATGAATGATATTCAAAAATTAGTTGCTGTACCGTCATCGCGATTTACTATTGATTATGATTATCCCGTCCCTGATAGATATAAAACCAATAACCCTGATGCTAATACAGTTTGTACGGCAATTAAATTCGAAACACCGTTACATAGATATGTGGATGAGAAATGGAAAGATGATGTCATTTATGTTTCTCTATGGTCGACATTAAGTTATAATACAGCAACACTTATAGAAACGTTTGTGACATATTTTAGTGATTTGTCCTCTGACGTGTCATCAAGAACTTTAATCGGTGTTTTAGTTACAAAATATCCCATGCACGGATTCCTTGTTGATGAACTCAATGTTCTTGATCTAATTCAAGATTTAGCTTGGCAGGCACGTATGGGTATTTTCATTAGACACAATACCGTCTATTATAAACTTTTAAGCAGAGAACCTATAAGTGGTTCAGGGACGTTGGCTGAATCCAAAGCGCTACATAAATCAATATCTGTGTCTTTGACCGACGATGTTGATTTAATAACTAAAGCAAAAGCAACATGGAAACTTGAAGGAAGTCAAACAAAAGCGTATGAACTTACGTTAGAAAACAATGTAGATTTGTTCGGGAATAAAAAACAAGATTTTAATTTTTACGCATACAATATAAAATCTGTTGTCCAGAAATCGTTGCAATTTTGGTTGAACAGAAAATCAAATGTGTGGAAAATCTTGAGCGTAAGTACACCACTCCCGTTAGTTGGTTTGGACGTTGGTGATTACGTGAATCTTAATTTTACAAATAATCCTATTGCGTCATCTTCTGTTTACGGGTTGCTTATAGATATTGTCTATGACATGGATAAAAATCTTTTGACATATAATATCTGGACGCCCGTTATAGCTGGGACTCTTACACAGAGTAGTGACGCGTATGTTACAAGTGTTGGCGACCCGACACCAGATAATCCTATTGAGGGAAGAACGCTCGTTGATTATACACCAGAAATTTATGTCGAACCTGATAATGCAATAAATATCAACAATGCAGAAACAAAGCCTGACATTTCTTGGAGTTATGTCTACTTTTGTGTCATAAAAAGTATAAGTGGCACAACGTGCCAAGTAAATTTTTACAATGAAGATGATATTGAACAAACGGCCGGTGAATGGTCAAACGTCACAGTGAATTTACAATCGACATACGGTGGAATATACACGTATCAAATACCAAAACTAAGCGTTAATAATCGGATAATCGTTGCTAAACATTCTGGAGAATGGTACTATGTTGGTGGTATCTTAACCACAGTATATAGGGGCTAATATGACACTCGACTCAACAGCAGTATTTTTTAATGACGGTGGTATTGAAAAAGTTTTGTATGAACAGGGCGGCGGGTCTGGTGGCGGTGTTGCTGATTTTCAATGGGCCATTGTATTACAAATACCTGAGTATAATGAAATAACAAAAAATAAATATGTTGTGCAAAAAGCTGTTGAATCTTCAACTACGGTCAATGGATGGGAAGGCGATGGTAACGATATTGAAATTGATCGTGCTTTGGGTTTTGAAGGTTATCCAGAAGATGCAAAGGATATAAGGAATTGGAATCCATGGTATGAGATTGGTAGCATCGTTAAAATTGTCCAACGTTTTGACAATGAAACCAGCGAAGAAAAGTGGTTTTTAGATATGCCACTTATGTATACAGGACCAGAAACAACTGCAAGTTTAAGACATGATGTGACTAACAATCATATTGAAGCAGTTTGGACATAGGTAAATTATGGTACAAGCAAATCCTTGGGAAGATTATGAATGGCCTGCGAGTGAAGGCGATAAAATACATCACTTAACAGCAGAAGATATACGTCGTTTTATTTGGCTAACAACGATTGGTCACTATGCACATGCAAGTAGTACAGTCTTTGAAGCTCAAGACACAAGTAAAAGTCCTGGCGAATCTGGTTATGTAAAAAGATTTGCCGGATCATTTGCTGATTTACTCGCTGATTATCCGACGGAGGATATAGTTTATGACACTGGTGATGGTCCACCATCAGAGTATGTCCAAAACGTACAACATCCACGAATAGAACCTGGAGCACATATTGTTTTTCACGAAAGAGAATTCGAGCATCAGTGTCTTGGCGTTGTAATTACTACGGAAGAACCGTTGGGTGAATTTAAGTTTGCAGCGACTGAGAAAAATGTCTATGGTATTTATGATGAGAATGGGTCGACCATCGATATTGATGGCACGTTAGAAACATGGTATGAAGAACAAGATGATTTTCGACGTGGAACACCGTTTATACTCAAGAGTGCCGGTGAAGATATTTCAACTAACGATGGTTTTTATAGAGTGCGTTCTGTTAGATACGAGTCTGGTTATGTGTATGTAACACCGGACAATAATAATTATGAACAACAAGAATTAGTTGAATGTACCTATTCAGATGAGGATACAACTGCAAAATGTGATTTTGGCGGAGATTGGTATATCTTTCGCGGTGGGAATGGTAACTCGTTAGAAGGTTATATGACAGATGGTGGTCATATGGACACCATGTTTTCTGCTAAAGTTGTCGATGAGCAATATGTAACATCGAGAGATAGATGGTGGAGTAATAAAGATTTCATACATCGTTATGTGGGCAATGTTTCTGGCCCTAATGATGGTCGTCCACCTGATGGTGGACAAATGTCTGCTGATTGTAATGGTGACTGGATAAGGTGTCCAAATCCAAACTTGTATCATACGTATGATACTAACGCGCATAGATGGGACATTAAGGCACACACAATTAATTCTCCAGGTGATATTGATTACGAGCAGTACACAGCTTTAATACCCGCACATGAATATCTACCGACACAGACAGACCCTAAAGAAGTTGAATCACCATTCTTTTATGAAGATACATACCGTATACATTGGAAGTATGGTGACAAAGTATCTATCAGAGCGACACAAATAACTGATTCGGCAAATCTTGGGGCAATTCAAGCAGTTAGGGCTAATGGTTACTGGACTTCGGAATCTGGTAATTTGGGGGATTCTACTGACCATCAATATAATACAACCTTCTTACGTACTACCAGCACAAGGTCATATCCTCAGGATGGTTACTTTCCAAATACGTCGTTGAATACATATCCAGATAGTTGGTGGTACAATCGGAAATATGACACAGCATTACAGAATATGGTAGAACTGGCGTGTTCAAGTCTTGACTGGGTTTTAGAAGTTGATTCTGCTTATGTGACTAACTGGCTTTGGATAAATCAAGATAATACAATTGCAAGTGATTTACAAGAATGGTTAGAATATGATAATGACTTAACACCTGGAGAATTAGATGATGCGACGTATCAAGATATTGTAGACAGTTACGGTGAAAGTGCAGCATATGATCCGGTACATTGTAGCAGTCAATTAAAATATGATTACTTGAATACAGAGTATTGGGGGTGTAATAGCTCAGCGTTTGAGTTAATATTAAAGAAGCTCGGTTCAGACTATTACGATTGGTATTACGATACCGATTATCCCTATCGCAGTAAGCGTATTCTTGATGATTATTGGAAATGGGATGCAGATAATGGTGAGGATGAGTGGATAGGTACTTGGAACGGTGTGGAGTGTGAAACTGGACATGACGTTGCCGACGCTTGTTGGCCAGAACCTAAAGGAGTTTGGAGACGAACTTGGAAATACTCTCTTGGTCGTGTCGACGATATATTTATGCGTTCTGGTGAAGGTGGACCTCCTGTAGGTGATCAAGTTTATGAATATGATGACGTAAGTGAAACCGGACATAATCGTATGGTCGGTACTGTTGTTATGGAAACGCCGACGATAGACAATACTCCAGAAGATACTGTGTTCTATTCTTGGGACGAAACAGATTGGACAGAAATTGAAGATAATGTTATCTCTTTTGTTGGTGACAAAACCGATGAATTTCACACAGGTTGGAAGGTATGGGCGAAAGAGAATAGTGAAGATGAGTATTACTCTTTTACAGTGTTAAATGTAACGTTTGACGGCACAAATACCGTTATACGTTTATCTGATAATTTTGATTCAGTGAATCCAACAACGCTTTACGGTGATATTGACTTATCGGAAACGCATGATGGATGTCTTGCTATCAACGATACGATACATTATCAAGGTGATAGACTCCCGTTAATACTGAACCATTGCCGTGTCGTTTTACAACAGTTACAATATAAAGCAGTACCCGATGTTTCTGCTGGTTTCTATTCTTTTTCATGGTCTGCTAATGGATTTCATACCCCAACGTCATTGGCCGGAGTGTTTGCTCAAGTTGAAGCTGGATGGGAACTTGAGAAATATGAAAATGACTATGATGACTTAGATTCATGGAGTGCTGAGGGTTCGGGGTATGTCTGGTTTGGAACAGATGCACTTTACGATATTTGGCAAGAAGCCACAATGGATTCAGGTGAAGTCGCAATTAAAGAGATGTATTTACAAATTACGAATCCAATATTTTCAGACCCTGACGGTACACAATTAAATATGTTAATCGGCGCATATTATTACGCGCACTATGAAATACCGTTGACAAGTCCTGTTGAATATTTCTTACCTGATGAAAGGCAACCGTCTGTCGGTATTGAAGGTGTGTTTGATATGCAGGTTGGTTATGCAGATGTTGGAGAAACTTACTATGTAAACTATTGTTGGATGGCGCTCCCTTTGTCTGATGATACATATACCCGATATTGGATGAATGTTTGGGGTGGAACGGGCAGTCGCGATTATACGGATTGTGAATTTGTTTTCTCTGGTGGCGAAGGAATGGCACAACATAGGATTGATTGTTCAGCCTATGTTAAAATAGTATCAAGCACATTTCCGTATATGATGAAATTTGACTGGTACAGTTACACAGATTTATTATGGGACAGAACAAAAGAAAGAGCAGACTACAAACTCATAGACCCTTACGGGCCTGACACAAAACCACCTGTATGGAGAAATGAATGGAACATAGTCCCCACACTTTACGACAACTTATACAGTGGAATGAAATATGACGCCGAAGGATATATCGGAAAAGACGGCGGTGGGACATGTTGGAAAATAAAAGCCAGACCTGTTTTAATGGAAGATTTAGAGGGCAACGGCGTCAGTTATATTATAGATTTTTATCATGAAACATATGGCACCGATGCAGATTTAATGGATCAAACAAGTACAGTCAGAAAATACGATAAAACTTTAGACATGGGGGAAAATCAAAGTATCGCAGGCGATGAGTTTGATGCGTGGTACACGCGTGATCATCTTATAGATGAGTGGGAAGTTACGTTGAACAGTAAGGACAATTATTCTGATCGTATTCCACCTGGATTAGACGACAATATAGGAACACCTGCTGACCCTGTGTTAATCGATTTTGACAGTGATGTGCCGATGTTCCCTGTTTCAGTTATGCCAGAAACAAGTGTCACGGCAGATTTGTTTGGGTTGGGTAGTACAATATATTATCCACCTTGTCGGATTGGGATAATCGGGCCAACAGAAACCAGTGAACCGACTGAGTGGTGGGATTTTATAAAAGTTAAACTCCCAATAATGCCGGATGACGCCGAACTTACCTTCGTATTGGAAAGAGCTACAAATATAGTCGGGCCTTGGACAGAATGTGCAATTGATACCCAACCCCTTTTATGGGATTATGAGGAAGAAACTCAAGATGTCACAGTAAGTGAACGTGCCCCTAACATGGTTGGTGACGGTTGTATTTGGATAGAAGCACCTGATTGCAATCGATATGTTTATCGTTTGCGGTATAAAAACGTAGATACCGGAAAATCTGGCATTAAATGTCAGTATGAACTTCCATCAGGGTATGTACTCAAAATATTGGACAGTTCAGGGTACACTGTAACTGTAGATAGTGTGGAAGTAGATTTACCATATACGCACATATATCCAGTGGACACAGAAGTGGAAGTTGAGTCTGATCCATTAAACTATTATTGGATCGATTCATTGAATGAAACGACTTATGGAGACAACCCTTTAACTTTAACAATGGATAAAGATTATACGATTCAACCTTATTAATATTAAAGAGGATTAAATGGAAAGAGGACCATCCATAGCCCAACTCGTCTTACACTTTGCAAAAGCCATGACTAAATGGGTACGTGCCGGTACTCCGGTTTGTAGTAAAGAAGAATATATAAAAAGACGGCAAATATGTGCAAAATGTTCCAATGGATGGACATGCCCGATTTGTGGTTGTCAGTTGTGGGCAAAAGCAGCAGTAGAAACTGAAGATTGTCCTAAAGGATATTGGAAAAATGGGTTTCCTACAAATACACCCGAAGACAAGAAACAAAAGTGATGGTATAATATATCCAACACTTACAACACAAAACCATTTTTACCGTTTGAATGGTGATGTGTTGAATCTTGAAGATTACTTTTTAAATCAACAAATTTTTTTAATTTGTAACGGGCCAAGTGTCAAAGAAATTGACGTAGAACCCCTTAAACAAAGATTAACATTTGGAATGAACAATGGTGGCATTTTACGTCCAACATTTTGGACAGCACAGGACCCGTCTGATAAATTTCTGGACAGTATTTGGCGTGACCCGACAATAATAAAATTTATTCCGTTCGGTGCAAAAACAGGACATTTTTGGGACAGTGTTAAAAATACTGTCAGCGATGAAACGATTGCAGACTGCCCGAATATTGTTTGGCATAGAAAAGATACTTACCGAAATTCTGATGGATGGCTGACGCACGACAAAATATCGTGGGGAGTGCCGAAAAATAAAGGCCACAGAAGTAATACAATGGTGGCAGCACTACATATTATTTGGTTTTTGGGTTTCAGAACAGTTTTTATTTTGGGTGCAGATTTCCATATGGATGCAAAGAATCCTTACTTTTTTCCTGTAGACATGTGTGTTGAAAAAACATCGGGGAATAATAATTTATATTCTTTAACTAATCAGTATTTCAATAAATTACAACCAAGATTTTTAGAATCTGGTTTTAACGTATTTAACTGTACACCTAACAGTGGATTAACCGCGTTCCCATATATCGAATATTGTGAAGCGTTGGACAGAACAAAAATTTGCGGTTGCAAAGACACTCGCACGTCATATAAAATAAGAAAGAGTCCTATTGTGCGTAAATTAGAAACACCAATCGCAACATTGGTCGACGGTTTTACAGTGATAACACCGACGGGGGATAGACCAGAATCATTTGAAATTTGTTGTGCGTTGATGGCTAAACAAACTGTAAAACCGACACAATGGATAATCGTTGATGACGGTATTACTGACGATATAAAAATACCTGACTTTCCATTTGTTCAATATATAAAACGTTGTAGAGAAAAAAGAGAACCACACCATACACTCCCATTACAAATGAAAGTAGCACTCTCCCATGTTAAAACTAATAAAATAATTATAATGGAAGACGATGATTGGTACAAATCAGATTATTTTGAATGGGCTGTGGAAAAACTTAATACATACACGATGGTTGGATTACAACATAATAAATACTATTATATAAAAGACCGAGAATATTGCACACATGTAAATACAAAACACTCTTCATTTTGTTCAACATCATTCCAATTCAGTGTTTGTAAAAGGATAATGTCAATGCGTAATGACAGCCCTTATATTGATTTGTCATTATGGCGTGGAGCTGGAAAAAATGTACAACAAGGTGTATTCAAAGAAACAGATGTTTTTGTATTAGGTATAAAAGGATTGCCTGGGAGACGCGGTGTAACGTATGCGTCTAATAAAGGGGTTTTGAAACGTGCTATAATTAAGGACAGGGATTTAGCATACTTCAAATCTGTGGTAGGTGATGACATCAATTTGTATGAGAGGTATTTGTGATAGCGTCAGTAGTGACACTTGTTAACAATGAAAAAATGTACAGGGAAATGGTCTGTGATTCCCTGAATCCCAAATATTTTGAACTTATCCCTGTTTATAATCCGATTTCTGCAACACAAGGTCTCAATGTTGGTATAGAGCAATCGAATAATGATTTAGTAATTTGTTGCCATCAAGATGTCAAGTTCCCTATTAATTGGCATCAAATACTTTTAACACAATTGTCAACGTTGGAAAATGTTGGAGTCGTCGGGACATTCGGGCGTAAGTTTGATTTGAAGTGTGCTGGATACATTTATAATCCGTACCCCACATTACGAAAAAGTGGCACACTCCCATGTGAAGCATTAACTTTGGATGAACATTGTTTAATTCTTTATAAGTCATTCGGTTTAAGATTCGATGAATCTTGTCCGTATTTTCATGTGTACGGTGCGGATATTTGTTTATCTGCTATTGAAGCGGGTTTTAATAATTATATAATTTATTCGACGTTAGAACATTTGTCTGCCAAAGGAAAATATGACCCAACATTCAGATTAGCTGTTGAATGGTTACTGAAAAAGTGGTATGGAAGAACGTCAATAACTAAATTTAGAACAATGTGTTTTGAGGTGGATTTTGAAACTGGGAATTGGCATCATTACTTATAGTGGAGCTGAACATCTCAAACCAATGTTAAAATGTTTGAGAGAGTTTGCAAATATCATTGTTTGTTCATATTCACAAACATCTTATTTTGGGGTGCCGTCCCCTAAATACTTACTTCCTCTTTTGTTAAGTCTAAAACATGAAGGGTTGATTGATGATTTTATTGAATATAAATTTGAACAGATACAAGACCCTCACCTTTATTGTCAGTATGCACGTGACAATTATCGAATACTAAAAGCATACTGTATTAAAAAAGGTTGTACACATTTTTTAGGTTGTGATTGCGATGAGTATTATGACAAAGAACAATTAAAAAATATAAAGACAAAAATAAAACAACATAAATTATTGATTGCACCAATCATTGATTATGTAAAAACACCTATATTGCGCGCCAAACAAATTACAAAGTTGTATGTTCCCTTTATTCACGACATTACCATGCCTTTGGGAAGTGCATTATTCCCTGTTTTACTTGATGAAAGTAGAAAAGTTAAGACACAAGACTTTTATATTTTCAAACCCAAAGAATTACTTATGCATCATATGACGGCAGTTCGTTTTAACATCACAGAATTAAAAAGAAAAATGGGGTCACATTCTCATTTTATGAGCCATCCATTAGAAGAAAATGAAAAATACATACAGGATGTTTTGTCCGCGTCTGAACAGACTTATGACGTGGTTGACGACAGATTCAATATTTTAACATATTGGAAGAAAGAATTTGAACCTTTATACATGGAGTATTGTTGATGGAATCACGTGCAACACACTTACCATTATTAACTGCTGTGATGTGTAAAACAACAGGCCCTGTTATTGAATTTGGATGCGGGGACAACAGTACACCTGTTTTACATGAAATTTGCGATGTTATGCATCGACAGTTGGTGACGGTTGAAAATAATCCCGCGTGGATAAAACGTGTAATACACATGCAATCGGACAACCATATTTTTGTCCGTGTTAAGAATTGGGATGATATTTATAAACAAGTGTGGCCGGCGTGGGACGTTGTATTTATTGACCACGCGCCTGGGGAACGTCGAATAATTGATATTCTTAAATTAAAAGATGTTGCAAATCATATTGTTGTACACGATACAGAAGAACCTGCATATAATTATGAGCCTGTGTTACAACAGTTCAAATACCGCTATGATTGTAGATTATTGAAACCATGGACAACTGTTGTAAGTAATAAAAAAGAATTTTAATATAAGGGAATTTTATGAAACTTACTGTTGTTATGAATATGACGGGGCATCACCCACATTTAATTTCACACGCAATTTACTCAGTGTTAAATCAAAGTAACAAAGATTTTATGTTCAAAATCTTTTGTATACATCCTGATGGCTTGCATCTTGACAAAGAATATCCAAACGTTGAAATACATAACATCGAACCTTTTGAATATTATCCCTTACAAATCGCGTATGCGCTTAAACAAGTCGAAACACCTTATTGGTGTGTTTTAGATTCTGATGATTATGCATTACCACATCACACTGACGCACTTATAAAAGGAATTGAAGCAATATCAAATCTTAACATCGTCCCTTGTCACGGTATCGGGTGTTGGGGATACTGGCAAGTAGAAAATAAATATGTGACACAACAAACATCGGGTATGTGGTGTAGATTTGCTGTGACTGGATTCCCGCAATCACGACTTCAAAGTCTTGCAGATGGGCACAAAAAACAAAATGGATTCGACAGTATTTTACTTCGTCGAATAAATTGTCAGGTACTTTTAGATGTGAAGCCCTCTCTCGTATACAGATTGGGTGAATCTTGGCACGTCCATAAAGGACAAAAATACCCCAAATTTGAGGAACTGCCTGTTATAACACCTGAGGAGGATTATGATTTACTTCGCCTATTACACACAACACACGCTTTATGAGTCTTTAGCGAAGTGTTTAGAAAAAGACTTTAACAGATTTAATTTAAGTTATTGTCTACAGAGAGAACCGCATCAAACACGTTTCAAGAATCTTTTACTGCGTCCTTTGTTAATAGCACAGACGTTAGAGGAATATAATCAGCCGATAGTTTCTCTTGACGTGGATTGTAGGATATTACGAAAACCAACAATTTTTGATACGCTCTCCTGTGATATTGCTTGTCGATTATACAACGAAAAAACACCAATACTTGGAACTATATATCTTGAACCGACACACAATACATTTAATTTTTTGAAACAATGGTATGTGTTAATGAAAGAATCTGGAAATAATCAACAGACTCCATTCCGTAAATTATGGCGAAGTTTACCCTTGAACAAAGGTATTTTACCAGATGAGTATGCTGTATTAAAACGTGAAGGTGAGAGATTTAAAGAATCTGTAATTGTTCACGACTATATTAGTAGGAGACTTTTCATGCCAACATCACAACAATCAAATTTAGTTTGGTGTGTATCTATGATTCGTAAAATTAAACCAACTAAGGTCTTGGATATAGGTGTGGGGTTTGGGAAATGGGGATTTCTTTGTCGAGATTATTTAGAAGCGGCATGTTTACGTATGAAAAAAGAAGATTGGAAAATACAGATCGACGGTATTGAACCTTGTGAAACATACATTACACCATTGACACGTTACATTTATAATACGATTAAAATATGTACTGTTGAGGAATGTTTATCTGAATTACATGGTTATGATTTAGTAATAATGAATGATGTTCTTGAACATTTAGAAAAATCTGTTGCGACAGTTGTTTTAGAACACATGATTGCAAACAATAAATTTGTGATGGCAACTATCCCACTTGGCGATCAGCTGAACGAAAATGATGATATTGCTAAAGAATATCCATATGAAAAACATCGCTCAATTTGGGAGGGGTCCGATTTTATAAATCACCCCAACGCGAAATATATTGAACATTTCACAAGTAGGCATCCTTGTGGAAAAATCGGATTACTTTTTGAAAGAGATAACTATGAAAAAAAGTAATATAGAACACGAAATTGTTAAAAAAGTTTTACAAGATTTTCCAGAGACACCGTCATTAACACTGGCAAAGAAAATATATAAAGAAAATCCAACTGTCTTTATATCTGTTGAACAAATTAGAGACAAGATAAGACAGTTACGTGGAAGGCACGGACGTGCTGCGTATAATAAATTGACAGATAAAACGTCTGTAATAAGTGGCGACCCTAATTTTTCTCCTTTCGACAAATTACCAGAAGGACTTAGAGACTACGGTCAGTGGGAGCCAATCAATATAGAAAGTGAAGCAACACTTATATTATCTGACGCCCACGTCCCATATCACAACACAGAAGCATTAAAAACAGCGTTAGAGTATGCTGATTCATTTGGGATTTCCGCAATCATTTTTCTTGGAGATTTTATTGATTTCTATTCTCTAAGTCGATGGGTAAATGACCCAAGACTCAGAAACATTCAAGAAGAACTTGATAAATGTAAGACAGTGTTCGAAATCCTTAGAGAAGTTTTCCCTGATGTTGATATGTATTATTTATTAGGGAATCATGAAGAAAGACTTGAACGCTATTTACGAGTTAAAGCACCTGAATTATTAGGATACCGTGCTTTAGAATACACAGAAATGATTGACGCCAGAAGATTTAAAATCCGTATCGTCGATCAAAAACGGATTCTCAAAATCGGAAAACTTAATTGTATACATGGACATGAGTTCGGGCGTACGATTTCAAATCCAGTTAATCCGGCGCGTGGACTTTATTTACGTGGAAAAGATAATGCGCTGTGTGGACATTTCCATCAAACATCGCAACACGTAGAAAAAAGCATGAACAGTAAAATTATTTCTTGTTGGTCCGTTGGATGTTTGTGTGATTTACGTCCAGAATATCTTCCCATAAATAAATGGAATCACGGATTTGCAATTGTGTTAAACACTAAAGATGGTTTCCAAGTCTTAAATAGAAGTATTATAAATAAGAACGTTTATTAAAGAGGATACTATGAAATTTGAAGGAAAGTTCGGTTGCAAAAATTTACATGGGCTTACTGAAATGGGGCCTTTTTGGTTGTCACGGAAAGACAAAACACAAATACAAACGCTCGATAATACATCAGGAATACATCGCCTGAATCCTAAGAAAGAGGTTTGGTATTTAGTTCCTTTCAATTATAGACCTACACAGGAATTAAAGGACATAAAAAAGGGCCTGATCGCGATGGTAATCGGTAAAGGCCCAAGTTTAGATCATTTAACCAAAGAAGATTATGCTATGGCAGATGTACTAATTGCGTGTAACAATGCCGTACATAAAGTTGTAGAAGTTTCACAACATAAATGTATATACAACGTTCAATGCGACCCTGTAGCAAAAAGAAATTACAATCCGTTTTCAACACCAGTTATTTTGGCAAATTGTGCACATTTTTACAATGATGCACATTTATTATATGTTCCAAATCCTAAAGAGTTAGACATTCCAACATGGACGCCCGTCGGATGTTTAGGTGTGGGTCTTGCAAAATATCTTGGATGCAGTCGCATCATAATGGCAGCTTTCGATGGTGCGTTTTTGGGGAAAATAACTTATGCAAACTGTGTCAAAGATTCATTAAATCAAGTGTATACAGACCAAAGAAGATTTTTGAACCATCGACAAGCTCTACTTAATGCGCTCAACAATGTTGAATATACTGTTTTTACGCCAGCAGAGACGGGCCGTGAAACATTAACTTCTTGTATACCGCCGCAGTAGTCAAGCAATCGTTTAACGCATTATGAGAATGTTCATGTGGAACGTACAGTTGTGAAGCAAGATAAGAAAGTGTTACTTTATTGAAAGGTATTTCATTAGCATGGAAAGTTGCACGGTCATTAAAATACTGGGCAGCAGCCATTGTGTCACGGTAAAGCGGTGAAAAATAGTGATTAAAATGTTCGATGCCCAGCCACGCTTGTATAAATCCATGGTCAAAAGGCCAGTTATGTGCAAGTGGCACAATTTTCTTTCCGAACGGCAAATCTAATTTTTCAAACCACTCATCAAATAAATCTGCCGCCTTAAACTGTTCAATACCGGATGTCATCAATTCAACTAATTTATGCTTGTGTGTGCGTGTAGCTCTTGGATCGATATTCTGTGGGCGCCCAGGTTGTAAAAGCATGTCAAAAGGAAATTTTGTTTGAATAGGGTCAAGATTTGCGTTCAAAGGAAGTACGCAGATTTCAACAATATCATGTTGTTGTACATCTAACCCTGTAGTTTCAACATCAACCGCACACATTATATTACCATTGAGATGTATTAAATTCATATTATCTCCTGTAAATAATTTCATGTCCATATTTTTTGAATTGTTCTGCCAAATAATAAGAATAGGCAGGTGGTATTGCTTGTGAAAGTTCTTTTGGTGACATCCAACTTATTCCCATAGCGTATTCACGAGCACGCGCGCCGTAAAATGTAAGTCCATCCCGTGAAGATGATCCACCAGAGTTTCCATAAACACCGATGCTCTGAATCTTTTTCCTATGTGGATTTTGACCACCACCATAGACACCGATTGCCGAACCTGATTTATGGTTACAGATAGGTTGATCAACTAAGAACGTTGTTTCAAATATTCTGTGTCTGATGAGTTGCGCGCCATCTTGGGTTTGTAACTTAAACATTGTACCACACAACATAACACACTCGAATAAAGGGGCGCCGACCACATTCTCAATGATATATGGTTTCCCTGATTTCTTCAGCATTTGCCGTGTCGCATCTATTAAATCAGGATACTCACGCTCTTGATGGCCGCATGTACGCAACGCAGTATATGCTTGACAAGGTGGGGACGCCCAAATAAGGTCGAAAGATTTTAGAAATTCAATGTCGAGTTTCATAACATCTTTTTGGATAAAATTAAAAAGATAGTTTGGTTGAAACGCAATATCAACACCAGTCACATCGAAGCCAGCTTTTGCTAATCCTTGTGACGCGCCACCGGCACCACAATATAGGTCTAATGCTTTATCCACAAAACTTCCTCCTGTGTTTCACGTGTTGCTAAATCTTTCAATTCTGCCTTATAATTTTCTTCATGGAAAGCCATAGCTTTAATCGATTGGTTAACATCCCAAGTATATTTTTCATCCCACTTATAACTGTCGTAAAGTTCATTACTAAAACCACTTACTGCAACAAACGCTTTCATTTTCATAATTACATCAAGCAAGTGCCGGTGTTCATCATACGTCATTTCATGTTTGTATGTGCCTTTATATGCAGTTAGATATGGTGGGTCCATATAAAAGACAGCATCTTCATTATCATAGTCATACACTATTTGTTCCCAATCCTGATTTTCGAAAGTAACGTCCTTGATGCGGTCGTGAAGTGGCCAGAAATCTGGGAATTTATTTCTGATTTTTGACATCATATTATTAGAACCCGACGTTGAGCGTCCGAAGTTTCTCCCTAAAGAACTGAAAGAACACATTGTCATATAATACCAACGTGCTGCCCGTTCAACATCATCTGCACATGTCTTCCAGGTATCCTTACACCATCGAAACTCCTCACGTGAGTGTATGATTGCACGCATCCTGTCAAGGAATTGTTCTAACTTTTGCGGGTCTCGGATAACACGATATAGTGCAACAACGCCTGCATATCTATCATTGAATATCTCTAATTTGCTTTTCTGGCGTGCAAGAAGAACAGCGCCACTTCCGCCAAACGGTTCAACGTAAATCTTTTTAATCGGTAAATGTTGTGTAATTGTTTCCACAGAGCGCGATTTACCGCCTGGATAACTGAACGGCGCACGAAGAATTGTTTCCCGTGTTTCGTCTGATTTATCCAAATCTGCAAAGGCTGCCAATAAGTCGAATTTCTCAGTCATAAATATCCTTTCAAACTTTCCATTATAATTTGTTTGGGTAAAAAATTCCAACAAAAATAACTACTACTAAATGGTATTTTTTCAGTACCTGTAAAATCAATACGTTCTTCAAACATTAAAAGTTGCAAATCTTTATGTTTGAATATTTGTTTAGGTGCTGCGTCATTGAGCCATGTGTTAGACATTAACAAAGCAAAAGGTTTTCCAAACGACAACGCACGCTCAAATATCTGTCTTTTATTTGTGAATGGCGGATTACTTATAATCATGTCCCAATGAATGGGCGGTGTGAATGTATAAAAATCCTGACCATCTGAAATATGGCTCCTAAATACAATGTTTGTTTTACTTAAAATTTTAACAAATGCACTTTCAAGCGTATCGAACGGGCACCAAATAATAGTATCTTTGGGGACATATTTCACAAGCGGATATACAGCATACGGCGGTGTATAACATTCATCATAGTTACCGTTGGAATAGAGTATTTTGTTGGGTGGTAGTTTTGTCAGATTATCCAAATCTGCAAAAGCTGCCAATAAGTCGAATGTCTCAGTCATTTACTTTCTCCGTTTCATAAATCGTTTCTATCCTACATATTAAGTTGTACGGAAGCCCACAACATGAACACGTGTGTTTTTCTTCACAATCCACTTTGCCCTCATAACATCTTAAATCTTCAACAGCAAGTGAACACCTGCAATTAGGACACAGCACATCAGGTTGATAGTTTGATTGTTCAACATAGAAGTCCATTAAATTATCTCTCTTACATAATTGATTGGTTTCGGCAAATTATCCAGCGTAGAAGGTAGCAAACAACGTTGAATCATTTTACCTGTATGATAAAGTGCCATCGCATTGAAAAGCGCCGCGTCTAAATGTGGTTCATCATTTTTACCCTCTATAACTGCAAGGATGTGGCGAATCAAAGAGTTCAGATATTCTTCCAAAGGCATGCCTTTTTCCCAATTCCTTGCACTATATTTCGCAGCACCTTTCTCTAACTGGTAAGATAATAAACGTAGACCCGAAGGATAGTCCGATGTGAGTGCATCGAAGATGTCTAATGCTTTAGTCCAATCACCAGTTTCAAGAATTTCATAGGCAATATCAAGCGCCAATAAATCCCCTTCCAAAGGTCCGGGATTTGTTTTTGCAATTAAATCTCGTACAAAAATTGGACTTATTAAAGTTGGTAGACCCTTACCAAACGCACGATCACGTTGTGCACCTGTTTCAAACGTTCTTCGTTCACCACTGTCTTTAACATCGTTCATCATAATAGTCCTCTACTAATTTGCAACGCCTCTCTTTTTAATTGTCTGACACGTTCACGACTAATACCTAAAATTTCACCTATTTCCTTTAATGTGTGTTTTTTAATGTAGAAATAATATAGAATACTTTTATGTCTGTCTGTTAATTGTTTTAACTCTAAAAGTTGTTGAATCACAGGTATTTCTATTTTATCTTTTGAAGCCAGTTTATGTGACATATCTTCAGACAAGTCAGGTATCCTTACTAATGTAAGACGATTGCGTTTAGCATGCATGTAAACTAAGTAACGAAACATACAAGATTTTGCGTTTAAGAACATGTATTTTAATTGTTCTTCAGATTTAAGAAATCTACCTACGCGCAACCATCCAATTTGAATAAGATCATCCTCATCTATACCTACTTCTTGCATTAAAACTTTGTGTGCCTTCCATGTTAAAAACGCTGCGGCTTTTAAGATTGGTATCATCTGTGGATAAAACGTCATTTTATTCTTGTTTATTGGTCGTGCCATCGCTATGTTCTCCTGCAGGGACAAGTTTTCCTTGACGTACAATCAGTTTTGGGGCTGTGGATTCTTTAGGTTCGAAAGACAGATTCCCAATCCAGTGTGTACCATCAGAAATCCTACGTCCTTTAGGATATACTGAAGGTAACTCACGCCCGAATTTAATTTTCGACCAATCGTGAATTTCAGCGGGGTCAAGCCATTCAAGAAACTTTTCATAAACATCAGAAAAACTAATCATTTCACCTTCAACATAATATGCACAATCATCGAAAAACATTTCAACGCTTGACTGATTTTGTGATTGTAAAAATTCCTTATCACTGGTCATCAGTACAGGAATATTTAGACGGTCGTTGGTTTTTGGAATTTCAAGGAATAAAACACGCGCCAAGAAATCTGGCGCTTCAGACTCTAATTTCGGAAATAAATATTTTTTAGGAATTGCGTCACCAGGATTTAATGCATCCACGTAACACATTGTTATTCGTGTATCACCTGCAAATACAGGACAAGCAGATGCGTCATTAGCACAATGTATCCAGTGTGTTGTGTTAGGCACATGATATGGGCTTCGGTACAGATGTCGGATATTCAAATGTTTCGATGTTACCCAATCCTTAATACGGTTATACGCAACTTTATTACGTTTCAAGTCTGTTTCTTCCACAACACAGATGACAGCATTTTCCAATTCACCATTAAAAATCGATGAGCTGGATAAACAGTTATCTGCACGTTGATACCCTGTCGTGAGTAAAAGACTGAGTGCTTCATGTAAAATACTTTTACCACTGTTCTGCGGTCCATGCAAAAATAAATACGGGAGTGGTTCGCGGGGCTCTTGGAATAAAGATGCGACCCAACACATAAGATAATCCGCGCCAGAAATTATTCCGTTTGTTTTACACCAATCACTGTCGGAAACTGCTGAATCCAAACCAATGCCAACGTGATTAAGAATTTTCTCCCACGTCGGATATTTCAAATCGTCGCGCGTTTGTGATGGCGTGAATCTAAATTGTGCAGCACCCTTATTCCATTTCCTATTCCCAGGATATTCAGGGTCAAAGGGTCTGTTCACCAATTCCCAACATTGGAAAATACTCGAACCCAAGATTTGGTCAACCTCTTGCGGGTTGTGGCCCATAGATTTCAATGCAACTTTAACATGGTTAAGCGGTTCACTCCGCCAAACTTCATCTGATTTAATTGACCACCCACAATCTTCGCCAGATTCAGTGACGATATGCCGAACAATGTTGTCAAAATTTCCAATCTCCATCCTGTCAACATCAACAACTCTATCAAAGATTTTACGCCAAACATCTTTTTCGGCCAACCATCCTTTCATATCGTCATAATGGTCAGTTGCTTCACGCTTGATTTCGAAAATCATACGTCCGTCTTTGTGTCGTTTAATCGTTGCTTCACGCGCCATCGCCCAATTCGGGAGATTCGGGTAAACATTTACGGCTTCTGCGGTTCGTACGGCCATCTCGGCATGACGGAAAATGAAGCCCTTTTTATCATGCTCAACGCCTTCAAAAGAACGTGCCGCTGTTTTTAAATCAGGTTCAACATTAAAATAACATCGTGTCCAACCTCCAGCATCTTGCGACCAAGTATCTGCTTCCTGAACACCTGGTGTGAATCGTCGGACAATCCATCCGCCATCGGGAAGTGGGAAGCAGAAACAATTTTGAGTGTGTGGGTCAGAATTAGGTGAGGACGTCTTAAAAAGACCCCTGAGTGAGAGTGCTAAATGTGCATCAGCAAGTGCACATGTGTGCGTAACAAGCATATGATTGTCTGCATCCCACCACCAAATGTATCCTGAATCTCGTATAAAGTCAATGAGTTTTTTATGTGTTATATCAAGTAAGATATTCGGTCTTTGTCCTGTGAGTTCTTCAAAAATTCGTTCAGTTTCCGAAAGATTAGACGAATCATCTCTTGTTGGAATGTTTTGTAAATTGTTTGGAATCGTCTTTTTCCGTTGTCCTGAAATAACATTAAGATGGTCTCTCCAATTAACAGGTACTTCAGACAAAGCTACACCCGATTTCGTGCATCGTAGTCCGTCGTTAGTCATACGTCTATGCCAAACCCACATATTACCACCACAGGCATCCACTTTAGCACTAAAATCAAACCCTGTCATCGCGGACATTACACCTAAAATAGAACGCGCGAGGGCAGCATGTTCATTGTGATTATCCGTATTAACAACAGGATTAAGAAAAACATACAAATGTAATCCACTTCCAGATGTTGACGATCTTACAGTAACCCACGGGATACCACACGCAGCATCCGCGATTTGCTGAATCTCACTTCGTGTATTTAATGCTTTACTTCCAGTGTGGCCGATTATAGCATCGAAGTCAAAAGCAACCCATTTACTTACTTTGTGTTTCCAATCCCACCCAGTCATCCCGATGCCTTCAGCATGTTCAGCTAAATCGAATTTTAATTCAACATCTTCATATTCTGGATTTTTATTTGCATTGTACGGGATACGAAAACTTTTCCAAGTTTGAACACCGTTTGACCATCCATGCCATTGACGCCCTCTATATGTCCCTTCAATCCTTTCACCGCCATCCTGTGCGACATTAACTTGGCACTCCATTGACATATCATAGAGATTAGCCAAATCGGGACGTGTTCGCGCAATCAGGAAATTTTTAATTGCTGTTGTTCTTGTAACCGCCATTTCTTTTCCTTTCATTACGATTCATTCAATCGGAAATAAATAGTTCGCAAATCGAATCAAAAGTTGATTCGATTAACTCAAAAGTATATATCGCCCCTATATTATCGCCGACCCGATTACTATTTTTCAATCCTTTATATATAAAATAAAATAAAATAAAATGTATATAAAAAAGGATTTGAAAAACAGTCGCGCCCGCGTGTTCTATTATATGCAAAAATAGAAAATAATTTTTTTATTTTCTGAAAATGTACGCCATTTTCGGCGATAATATAATGAAAGCCCCTTTATTCACTGTAATCCCACGATTACGATTGGGCAATCACATCGTTGGATTTGATTTCAGAGTTAGGGCAATATGATTCAGTGAATCGGGAAAAAGAAAATTAACACTATTTATTGGAGTAACATTCAAAATGCAAAAGACAGAAGTTAAAACAATTGCGATTACCGAAATCGTCCCGAATGAAGTTGCTTTGCGTGGCGTAAACAAGGAAGCTGAAGATTATCAAAATTTGATGGCGTCAATCAAACAGAACGGATTATTGAACCCGATCGTTGTCCGCCCCAAGAGTGTTGACGGCAAAGATTTCTTTGAGTTGGTTGATGGTCTCCAGCGTTTTTCGGCGTGCTGTGACGCAGGGATTCCCGAAATCCCAGTTCACATTATGAAACTCTCGGACGCACAAGTCCTTGAGGCACAGGTCTTAGCAAATGTTCACCGCATTGAAACTAAGCCCGTCGAGTACAGCAAACAGTTGCAGAAGATTTTGGGTTGCAACGCGACAATGACAATTTCCGAGCTGGCTACAAAATTGTCAAAGAGTCCTACTTGGGTTGGCGAGCGTCTTGGCTTACTTCGCCTTGACAAGAATATCGGCGCACTTGTCGATGAGGAAAAAATCAATCTTTCCAACGCGTATGCCCTTGCTAAACTCCCGCCGGATGAACAAGCTGCCTTCGTTGATAGGGCACAAACGATGAAGCCCAATGAGTTTGTACCCCTCATTCAGCAACGCGCAAAAGAGATTCGGGAAGCCCGTCGGCAGGGTAAGAAAGTTGAAGCTGCTGAGTTTGTTCCGATTGCACACCTCCAGAAAGTTTCTGTCCTCAAATCTGAATTGACGACCCCGCAGATTCTTCCAGCTCTTATTAAAGAGTTTGGGGTTAAGAATCCTGTGGATGCCGCGATGCTGACGCTACAGTGGGTACTGCATCTTGATCAGAAGTCGATTGAAGCTGCACAGATTTTAGATGAACAGCGAAAACGTTCAAGAGAAGAAGCCAAGCAACGTCGGAAAGCTGAACGTGAAAAACAGAAAGCTGCAGATGCTGCAAAGAAAGCTGTTGAGATTGAAGCAAACTTGACAAAGTAAAACAGATTCGATAAATCATTTTCATTTAATATTGCGAGTGCTCTGTGTTAGTTATCAGAGCACTCGCTTTTTACAAACAAAGGAAAAACATATGGAAGAAAATGCTCTTGCTTTGAACACAGAATCAGGTACACTTGTAAATCAAGACCAAATTGACGCGTTTGATTCAGTTATTACAGCGGGTGATTTTTTCCCGCGCGTTCAACTCATGACTGGAAATTCAGGGTTGGTACAAAGTGGTGATGCTAATGTTGGAGAGTATGTTTTCATTGCCACTAAAGATGATTTTCAAGTTTTAGGTAAAGAGATTGACGTGCTTGTTTGTTCATGGCGTCTCAAAGCTATGCAAGTAGCTGATGAAACTGTGATTAGCGTCTATAATCCCTCTGACCCCAATTTCAGTCGTATTCGTGCGCAGTCCGGTGTTAAGGACTCTGGCTGTATGTGTGGTGTGGAATTTTTACTTTGGATTCCGCAAATCGAAACGTTTGCGACGTTTTATATGGCGAGTAAATCTGCACAACGTGAAGCCAAAAAAGTACGTAGTTTCATCGATGAAGAAAATAATGCACCAGGGCCAGCCACATTGAAATCTACTTTAGTTGAAACTAAACGGTACAAATGGCATGCACCCATTGTCACACAATGTTCAACGCCTTTCCACAATCCTACGCCCGAAAAGTTCCTAAAGGCATTGGAAAAATTTAAGAATCCTCCTAAGGATTCTGGTGTCGAGATTGCTGAAGCCGCCCCATCTGATAGAGAGAGATAATAGATGGAAAATGTTGTCAAGATTTTGATGTTGCCAATCCCTAATTGGCAAGAGTACATTGACCTTGTTCAAGAGAGTCTTGGCAACAGTCCAACACGGGTATTAGATTCAAACGGCGTTCAATTGGATGACCCCAATGCTTTGCTTTTGACACTACAAGCCCTAACCGGTGTCAAAGACGCTGATTACTACAATCACGTTTGGGGACATATCCATGTTTCCTTTATTGTAAGATGTTTGTTTGAGACCGTTGTGTTTGTAATGGAAAAAACACCTATACATACTTGCACAGTTGAGATTGATAGGACATGGAACTTAGCAATCTTCACAGGCAATTTAATGGAATGGCAACAAGCCATCTATATCGGATGCGCAGCATCAGTGCCCAATGATGTACGCTTGACCCTCAACAAATGTTTTTTACATTTTATCAACTTACGTTTGAATCTTTGGCCTAAAGCAACACGACGAAAACACAGTGACGGAACTTTGATTATAGATATATAAAGGCGAAACCATGATTGAACATAACACAAAATTGCGGGCAGGTAAATTCATGATTCCTGTCACGTTATTGATAGCGGACGATAGAATATTTTTCAAATTCAAATATAACAAGATATTAAAAGACGAAATAAAAAATATGCAAGGATGCCGTTGGCACGGTTTCGATGAAGCCAATCCTCAAAAAATATGGTCAGTTACCAACTCCCCGCGTAACCGATTCCAAATAAGTTATCTTGAGGGAAAAAATCCTTACGCCCGCTATGACCAACCTTTGATTGAAGTTACACCGAAACGGTCTTTATATGAACACCAGCGTTTAATGGTCAGCCACATTTTGACTGTTAAACACTGTATCGAGGCCGCAGAGATGGGAACTGGAAAAACATTGGCTGGTATTGAGGTTATGGAACAATCTGGCCACACTGATTGGTGGTGGATTGGGCCGAAGTCTGCTTTGAAATCAGTTGAATTGGAATTGATTAAATGGCAGGCTTCGGTTCGTCCCCGCCTGTTGACTTACGAAGGTCTTAAATCTGTCCTAAGTGCTTGGCAAAATGGTACACCGCCACCACACGGTGTAGTTTTTGATGAATCTTCGAGAATTAAAAATCCTACCGCCCAACGCTCGGAAGCCGCTTTACATTTAGCAAACGCAATACGCGGTGCGTGGGAAGATTCAGGGTACATTGTTCTGTTGTCAGGGTCGCCAGCGCCTAAAAGCCCCGTTGATTGGTGGCATCAAGCTGAGGTCGCTTGCCCAGGATTTCTTAAAGAAGGTGACCAATTTTTATTCAAAAAGACTCTTGCTATTATTGAGGAACGCGAATCCATAACAGGTGGTGTTTATCCACATCTTGTTACATGGCGCAATAACCCTAAATTGTGTAATATTTGTGGTCAAGAGTTAATGAGTGAGATTCATTTATCTTCAGATGGACATACTTTTGAACCGTCTGTGGATGAAGTTGCTCGATTGGGAAAACGGATGCGGGGTTTGGTTCAAGTAATCTTTAAGAAAGATTGTTTGGACTTACCTGATAAGATTTATCGAATCGTTCGTGTCGACCCAACACCGAGTATTTTACGTGCGGCAAGTCTTATTGCAACAAAAACGCCGCGAGCTGCACAGTGTCTTATACTTTTACGGGAATTGTCCGACGGCTTTCAGTATCAGGAAACTGTAGTCGGTAAAGAAGTTTGTGAACTTTGTCATGGAAAAAGAACATACACGATAAATGAACAAACCGAAACTTGCCCTAATTGTAAAGGCACAGGTGAACAAGTGAAAAAAGAACGTACAATTGCTGAAGTTGATAGTCCTAAAGAACGTGCTTTAATCGATCTTCTTGACGAACACAGTGAGGTCGGACGTGCCGTTATTTATGCGGGATTTCAAGGATCAATTGAACGTATAATGAAGATTTGTAGACGCTTCCATTGGGCGTATATAAAAATGGACGGTAGAGGAATCGAGTGTGTGGACTGCGATGGCCACCCCTTCCCAGATGACAAAAAACTACTACAAGCTATGGATGCGTCGCATCCAGATAAAGAATTGTTAGAAAAACAATTCCCAAGGCTCGCATTTATTGGTCAGCCAGGGTCCGGTGGCATGGGTCTAACGCTTACGGCCTCACCGTCCATTATTTATTTCAGCAATGATTTTAATGCTGAATCCAGAATACAGTCAGAGGACCGTATCCATAGAGTAGGGATGGACACCAATCGTGGTGCAACTATAATCGATATTCTTCACCTGCCGACTGATGAATATGTATTAAATAACTTGAAAAAGAAACGTGATTTACAAAAACAAAGTATAGATGACATTCGAAGTCTATTCAAAGGAATTGACCATGAGCAAGTTCGTACAGTATAAGCGTAAAGAAGACATAATTTTTGAAGCGGTGCAATTCACCGGTGAACCGATAAGTATTATACAGATTCAAGAAATCTTGCACCCTGAAAAAGTTGCTGTATCTCCTGACGGTTGTATTCGCTTGTGCGAAGGAAATATACTATATCCAGGGGATTATGTAACTCGACATCCTAACTACGGTATTGGAATTTTTAATAAAGATGTTTTCGAGAAAACTTATGAGGCAATACGATGAAATGTTCACTATATCAAAATCGCGCAAACCGACAGTGGGAGTGCGGTGTTTGCGGTGCAACCTATACTGATGCTTATATACAGGAACATGGTGATCCAGAATGTATAGGTGAAACACCCAAAATTATAAATCCAACACCACATTTAATGCTTGATCTTGAAACGCTTGGTCGAGGACCACAATCTGTGATTACACAAATCGGCGCGGCTTATTTTAATATGGACGGTGACATAGGTGGTAAGTTCAGTGTCAATATACAGATTCAAGATTGTTTGAATCATGGATTAATTATTGATGGTTCCACAATAAAGTGGTGGTTCGAGCAACCTGAATCCGCGAGAACATGGATTAAAGATGCTAAAACATTGTCGGAGGCCTTAAATGCGTTCAGAGTCTTTTCGTTTAACGCGAAACATGTGTGGTCACATTCAACGTTTGATATTCCTATTATTACAAACGCATACCGTATACTCGGACAAGGTACACCTTTTAACTACCACGACATGTGTGATCTCAGAACCTTAACTTGGTTGTGGGGTGGCGACTATAAAAAATTAAAAGAAAAACACCCGCAAGAAAATAAACACGACGCATTGAGTGATTGTTTATACCAAATAAAATATGCAACCTATTGCTTTAAGGAAATCAAAAATGTCAGAACAGATTCAAAAAATCCCACTGAATGAAATTTATGTAGACGAAGAATTTAACTGTAGGGATTCTATAAATCCCGTTGAAGTTGTTGACCTTGCAAAGAGTATTGCTAAAGACGGTCTGATTCAACCTATCGTAGTAACTACGATAAAAGAGCCTATCGAAGATTACAAGTACAAAGTTGTGGCTGGCTTTAGACGGCTTTTTGCACATCGCGTAAATAAAGCGGAAACCATTGATTGTATTGTTAGAGCTGATCTTGATGAAAAAGCAGCCAGAATTTTAAATCTAACAGAAAATCTTTCAAGACATAACCTCACAATACTTGAAGAAGCAAAATCCATCCTCCCACTTTTCAAACTTGGATTAAACGAATACCAAATTGCAGATGAACTTCCAAGTGCTTCAAGAGGATGGGTACAAGTCCGTGTAATGCTACTTAAATTACCTGTGGAAGTTCAAAAGGAAGCAGCAGCCGGTCTTTTATCTCAAACACAAATACGTGATTTGTACACATTAAAAAATAATGGTGCGACTGACGAACAACTCTATGAGCATGTCAAAATAATCAAAGACAACAAAATTAAACATAGTGGTATTGGCAAACATATCCCGCGAAAAATGCCACCGGCACAATCAAAACGGTTGCGTAAACGACAAGAAATGTTTGCTTTGATTGACCACATCTTGGAACATCTCGGGAATAGTTTTGGTGCCAGATGTGTTTCATGGTGTGCAGGTGAAATTAGTGATTTAGATATTTTTCAAGACATTAAAAATGAGGCAATGAAAAATGGAAAAGACTATACAATCCCAAGCCAATCCCTGTAAAATAATTGAGGAACGTCGGCTCGGAAAATTTCAGATAGATAAAAAAACAGTATTAAATTACCCACATCTTGTAACAGATTTATTATCCCATGTGTTAGTTACAAAATGTGATTTTCTTTTTCATGAGGATGCTTTCCTGTATTATGGGTACTCTACACTATTTGAAACTATCGAACAATACAGTGATCCGCCCAAGTACGGAATTTATTTTGAATGTATTTCGTACGAAGATAAGATAACTCCTGTAGAATTATTCTTTTGTTTCGGGGCAGATTACCGTAACGTGACGGAAATGTCCCAAGATGATTAATTTCAGGGACATGGCAAACACACATGAGGGACAAATTGCGTATTATAAAAAACGTATTAAAAAAGAATACATCACGACTGTTATTGCTAAAGTCAACGGATACGAAAACTGTACATCGGTCATGGACGTGGGCGGTGGACCTGTAGGTGTGTTATTCCAGTTGCCTAAATATAAAACACGAATTCTCGTCGACCCTTGTAACTTACTGTTTTTCGGTGGTGATGTTAAAAATCTAACATACATTCAAGAAGATTTCCTGACGGCTCATATACAACCTTGTGATGTGGTACTCTGTCTTCAAGTGATTGAACACATCGAAGATAAGAAAAAGTTTGCTGAAAAACTTTATCAACACACACAAAAATATTTAATTGTATCAATTCCTTATATGTGGGACGTTGGCGATAGGATTCATGACGGGTTAAATGAAACACACATCAATGAATGGTTTCCAGTTTTGCCAACACAAACCGTACTTTGTCCCATAAAAGTAACAACAACAAGACGCCTTATTTGCGAGTGGAAAATATGATATTCTTTGATACTGAAACTTGTGGCTTACACGGGATGGTTGTCCTAATACAATACGCCATCGACGATGGAGAAATAATTCTCCACGATGTTTGGAACACGCCAATAATTGAAACACTTAAACTTATTGAGGATTTTGTAAATCATGAAACTGGTATTGTTGGTTTTAATCTCGCTTTTGATTGGTTTCATTTATGTAAGTTGTACACTGTTCTTTGTTTGTATCCTGACCCCTTTGCTTATCCTGTTGACCATATTGACGAAATTGCTGAACTCGAAGAACGAGCACGTTTTCAAGACGTTTGTCTCAAACCTACAACAGCTTGCGACCTTATGCTACATGCGCGCAAAGGCCAATATCAGTCAACAATGGACAGACATGAGATTCGTATTAAACGTGTACCCACAATACTTGTTTGGAAAGTTGCTGAGTATTTGGAAAAGAATATACGATTCAATGAAATCTATTTTGCGCGCCGTAAAACGCAGGGTGAGAAATGGAAGGTAATGGATTTAGAGGATGACCTTGGAAATGTCATAACAGATTTTAAGGATATTGTCCTTAAATTTAATCCGTCCAGCGCGTTGAAAGCGTTAGCCGTTGATGCACTTGGCGTCAAAGAAGATTATATTTTAAGATTCGTAGACATTGAACCGCCGTTCCCGCCAGAGGAAAAGGGGTGGGCGCCCTTTGCAAAAGCGGTTGGTAAAAAAGGATATTGGAAACGATCGTGGCCAGAAGTAATACAATGGCATATCGACCATTGGGCATACCACAAGACAGCAAGAGAATATGCAAGACTCGATGTTGTCTATACACGTGACCTTTATAAATTTTTCCAGTGTCCTGCATCTGGAGATGATGATAGTGTGTTAGCGTGTATGGTGGGTGCTGTTCGTTGGCACGGGTTCGCAATAGACACTAAAAAGATTCTCGAAATCAAAAATAAGAAACTTGAAACATTACAAAAATATCCCCCTGCCATTGCCACAGCGCCACATATCGCACGTATTTATCTTGAGCAACATATGGACGTTACCGAGAAAACTGTTCTCAACGGTAGTACAAAAGGCGTCTTACTTGAAGAAATTTCAAAATGGGAAAATGATGACGGGACTAAACACCCAGCTGCTAAAGCGGCAAGCGATATATTAGATGCAAGAAGCGCGAAAAAAGAATGTGAACTATTTGATAAATTATTGGAAGCTGGTCGATTCCACGCATCATTTAAGGTCATCGGGACTCTCAGCTCAAGAATGTCCGGAAGCGACGGTCTTAATCCACAAGGTATTGACCATACGCCACTTATCCGTAGTTGCTTTACGCTTGCAGAAAATGATGAAATCTTAACGGGTGGGGATTTTGATGCGTTTGAAGTAACAATCGCCGAGGCCCTTTATAATGATGAAAAATTACGCTCTCAAATTCTTTCAGGCAAAAAACTACATGGACTATTCGCTGAAAAACTTTTCCCAGGTCAAGAATACGGAGATATTGTCGCGAGCAAAGGTGACGCTGATAACGATATGTATGACAAGGGAAAACGTGGTGTGTTCGCAATGATTTATGGCGGCAACGAAAATACCTTACAACAAAAATTAGGTATCGATGAACAGACTGCCACAAAAGCGTATCAAGATTTTGCTAAAGATTATCCAGGTGTTGGGATTGCAAGGAAACGGATTTATGATATGTTTTGTTCGATGCGACAACCTGGCGGTATTGGCACGAAAGTTGAATGGCATGAACCTGCGGAATACATTGAATCCATGTTAGGATTTCGTCGATACTTTACACTTGAAAATGACATTTGTCGGACACTATTTAATCTCGCTGAAAATCCACCGAAAGAATGGCAACAAGCTAAACTCAAAGTAATACGACGAGATAGAGAACAAACTGCAAGCGGTGCTGTACGTTCAGCATTATTTGCATCTGCGTTCGCAATTCAAGCCGCCAATATGCGTGCTGCTTCAAATCACCAAATACAATCGACAGGCGCAGAAGTCACAAAAAGAGTTGAACGAAATATTTGGGACGGGGTTCAACCTGCGGGAATTGGGATTTGGTGTGTTAAGCCGTTGAATATACACGATGAAATTATGGCAGTCACAAAACAAATTTTTGTACAAAAGATTCACCAAATCGTAGACACAACTGTTGAATTGTTCCGGCCTGTTATCCCTTTAATAAAAATGGAATGGCAGGATAAATTAACAACGTGGGCAGATAAATGACCGGATATGATGCAATATTTAATTTTTGGAATAATGCGCAAGGGCTTTATGGCGACTTTTTAGAAAAACAAATGCAAGGAAAAGCGTTAAGTGATGAAGAGTATCTAACAATGGAAAAGTTAGGTAGACTCTTGCAGCGTTATTATTACTTACAACGTTTAATTGTTGAAAAGGATATTAAAAGATGGGAAACCAACGACGATGACAACGACGATGACGATAACAATGACGGATTTGCAAATACAAGCACATGACGCTTTGTTAAAAGCGCGGAACATAGACTACTTTGTCAATACGCGAAATTTTATTGATGCGTTTAATGTTGCTGATGAAACACAGAAAATATGCTTAAAGGAGTGTATTCAACATGGTGATTTATCAATGTTGTATGTTGTAGTTCGGGCACTAATACGCGACTGTTTAGAAGCAAAGAATATATTTGAATTACGCGAAATTGCCCGATACTATAATGTTTATGGTGCAACAAAATTAAATAAAAATCAACTTATACAACTTATCAAGAAAGAAAGGTCTGAATTATGAAACGAGATGAAAAGGTTAGGGAAATTGAGTCGTACTTAAACAATGTGGAAACACAAAAAATATTGTCAGTAGCTGATGTGACAGAGAAAAAGATTACAGCAATCTTAAAACGTATCCAAAAACCGGACATAAAAGCGAGTTACGTTGGAGATATTTTAACAGCACTCAAAAATATTAAAAATGCGGTCATTGCATATGACAGTGTTATGCATATGGATATGACGACACCGGAACTTTGGGACTACTATATTTTAATGGATTTCGATAATCTGGAAATGAGAAAACGTAAAGCTGCGATTAAAGGATTGAAAGAAGCATGGAAAACTCTCCCTAAATATGTGAAGGTGAAACATGATAAAACCAAATAAGTTGGGCAGAGAAAGACATAAACATGTAACACGTTCAGACAGACTTGCTGAACTGACGAATAAATGTATCGCACACATTCGGAGTCTAAACGACGCATTAAAAAGTATGGGGGAAGCATTAGTTTCACAACAAGCCCAAATGATGGCGATAATAAACATACTACATGAAAAAGGTATCTTAATACCCAAAACAGGAGAATCCAATGACAACGAAAAAGTTCAAATTACCGAGCAGAACGCAGATTCAACAAATCTTGAAACGTGCGATAGTGGACCCAAGAAATCCGGAGATGTCACTGAAATTCATCTTGGAAACAGCGAAAGTCAATCCGAGTTATCTACTATTGAGGGCGAAAGAATTGTGGCTGTCGGAGATACAATCGACAACAAAACCTAATATAACCCAAGTGATAAGTTTGCTCGCATTGTATCAAGCACTTATTGACACTAACGTGGATTATTATACTATGAGGAAACAGTGGACAAATTCAAATCAAGACAAGTAAAAGGTCCTGAAGCTCAAATACAAGCTGCCATTATTAAAAAATTAACACTACTTGGCTGGTTTGTAAAAGCGACACACGGGAATATGTATCAGAGTGGTTTCCCTGATCTTTTTATTTGTCATACACGTTACGGTCAAAGATGGGTGGAAGTAAAAAATCCAGACAGATATGATTTCACACCGGCACAAGCTGAGTTCTTTCCAAAGTTTTCAGCTAACGGATCGCCCATCTGGATTTTAACAAGTGACAGTGATACGGAGATAAATAAACTTTTTCAACAAGAGAATTGGTACAGATACCTTAAATGGTGATTGGAGATAAAATGAAAGTACAACCAATGTGGGGTGAATGTGATTTGTGTAATGGAAAGGGTCGTTACATTCAAAGACTTGAAAATGGACAAACTCAAAATGTTAGTCCATGTCCTAAATGTCATGGAAATATGAAAATACGTACAGATTCACTGCATCGAAGTCTTGGATTAGAAAGAAACGATTTCCTTGTTGATTTGTCCCTTTCCCCGCCAATGGCATTAGAGTGTGCGTTTGATAAGCCAAGAAGTTGTGGGTCTTTATGTCCTGCATTTTCAGTAAAAACCAGTGAAACTGGGGACAAAAACTATGCGTGTTGCGCACGTTTGCAAGGACATATTATTGGCTTAATCGAAGTTGAATATAGCTAACATAACGGAGAAAAAATGCATAACTACTCATTCATGGATAAATACAGAAACAGTGTTGTCCCGTGGGGTCCTGTCGGGTATGTTGTCTATAAAAGAACATACGCACGTTTGATTGAGAATGATGGGCGTGAAGAATGGTGGCAAACTGTTAAACGTTGTGTAAAAGCGATTGACGAAATCGGCTCTTTTACACAAGATGAAATTGAAGAACTTTATGACCATGTGTTTAATTTACGTGCGTGTTTTTCAGGTCGTGCATTGTGGCAATTAGGGACATCCACTGTGGAACGTTTTGGCGGTGACAGTTTAATTAACTGTTGGGCAGTCGCAGTAAACAATCCGGTCACATCATTTTGTTTTGCTTTCGATGAACTTATGTTGGGTGGTGGTGTCGGTTTTAATATACAACCACAGTATGTTTACGAATTGCCACCAATCAAATTCAATCCAAGGATTAATCGTGTCGATACTTTTGATTGTGGGTTCATCGTTCCAGACAACCGTGAAGGATGGGTTAAGTTACTTGGAAAAGTATTGAAACGCTTTTTCTATGGTGGCGGTGATTTAACATACTCAACCAATTGTATCCGTGCCAGAGGGAAAGAAATAAAAAGTTTCGGTGGGACTGCTTCTGGTAGCGAAAGTCTTGTTGACGGGATTCATAAAATCATTAACATCTTGCGAGCTTGTTACGGTACAAAATTGCGTCCGATTAACTGTCTTGACATTATGAACATTATTGGAAGTATCGTTGTGTCTGGTAATGTCAGACGGAGTGCTGAGATCGCATTAGGTGATGTTAATGATTATGAGTTCATTAACGCCAAAAATTGGTCGATGGGCACAATCCCAACGTGGCGCGCGATGAGTAATAATAGCTTAGTTTGCTGTGACCCCAACGATTTACCCCCTGAATTTTGGAGTGGTTTTAATGGCGAGGGCGAAGCACTTGGACTTGTTAATCTTTGTGCCGCACGTGATTATGGACGTATTGCTGATGGATTTGGATACCGACCGGACAGGGGTGTGATTGGCTTTAATCCTTGTGCAGAGATTCCTTTAGAAAGTTATGAAGGATGTAATCTGTGTGAAATATTTTTACCGAATATTGAGACACAGGAACAGTTTATCCGTATCGCAAAAATAATGTACAAGGTGTGCAAATCAGTAACTCAACTCCCGTTTATACATAAAATGTCTGCCGAGATAATGAAACAAAATCAACGCATCGGTATCAGTGTAACAGGATTCATGCAATCACATTTCCGTTATGATATTGAAGTGTTTAATAATGTCTATGAAGTTCTTGAACACATGGACAAAGAATACAGTCAATATCTTGGAAGTAACGAGTCAATAAAATTAACAACAGTAAAACCATCTGGCACACTTTCATTATTACCAGGTGTCTTACCAGGTGTTCATGCCGCTTATTCCCCATACTATATCCGTAGAGTGCGTATGGCTGCGTCCGACCCACTTGTTAAAATGTGTCGTGATGCGGGGTATTTTGTTGAACCGCAAATGAACCAAGACGGCGGTCGGGACTATGAAACATCTGTTATTAGTTTTCCGATTAAAACACCTGATGATGCTATTTGTGCGGAAGAGATGTCGGCAATCGATCAACTAAGGGCGCAACAATGGTTACAGACATATTGGGCAGACAACAGTGTGTCTGCTACAATTTACTACGATGATAGTGAAGTTCCTGCGATTAAAGATTGGCTGAACCGACATTACCACAATATAAAATCTGTTTCCTTTTTACTTCGTGAAGAACATGGATTTTTACAAGCGCCGATTGAACCAATCACGAGTGAGCAGTATAAAGAATTAACTTCTAAGATAATACCAATAGTCCAAATAAAACAAGATTCTTTTGATGGTCAATTACAAGATGATTCTGAATGTTTGAAAGGTGGGTGTCCAATAAAATGAAGACAGCATTGTTAGTCGATACAGCTAATTTGTACTACACAATCCGTAAAGCGTTTCCTGATCGCAAATTAGATTACACAAAACTCAAAGAGATGTTTGAACCTGATTTGCTTTATGCGTACGGAACACGTCTTTCAAATGAAGCGAAAAACTTTATTGATAGTTTGAAACAGATCGGGTATGTTACAAAATTTGTGTACACAACCCCAGGGAAAATAACTTCTCTAAATGTCGATATTACGATTACGGTAATCCTTATCCGCGAAAAGATTTCAAAGGTAATACTTGTGAGTAACGACCGCGATTTAATACCATTGATATATTTCCTACGGGAAAATGGTGTTAAGGTTTTCGTTGTGGGATGTGGGTTACATAAAGATTTGAAGGTAGCGTCAGACGGGATTTTTGAAATCTCTGAAGACATTTTAGAGGAAAAAACAAATGTTTGATTTGTATTTAGGAGATTGTCGCGACATATTAGTACAATTGCCTAATGATTCTGTTGATTTGACAATAACAAGTCCACCGTATGATGACTTACGTGCATACGGTGGATGTGTTTGGGATTGGTCTGTTTGGAAACTTGCGATGCGTCAAATCTTTAGAGTTACTAAAAAAGGTGGTGTTGTTGTTTGGGTTGTAGCAGACGCCACTGTAAAAGGATCGGAAACAGGTACTTCCTTTCGACAAGCGCTTTTTGCAAAAGAAATTGGATTTAATTTACATGACACACAATTATATGTAAAACAAAATCCTGTTCCGGTCAGCGGAGATACAAGGTACTACCAAGCATTTGAATATATGTTTATTTTTTCTAAGGGAAAACCAAAAACATTTATACCCAAAATGGTCGATAGAAAATATTTTGATGTTTACCGAAAAGAACGTCGGACAAGTATCTCCAGAAACAGAGACGGTACACGATCGCACGAATCAACAATTTCACTCACAGGAAAAGTCAAGGCAACAAATATCTTTATATATAAAGTGGGTGGCGGACATTCTGTAGAACCTGGCGAATTACACCCCGCTTGTTTTCCACGTGACCTTGTGCTTGATCAAATACTCACTTGGAGTGTTAAAGGGGACACTGTACTTGATCCCTTCATGGGAAGTGGGACAACAGGGATTGTTGCAATCAACACAGAAAGAAAATTCATTGGTGTTGAAATAGATAAAACATATTTCGACTATGCTGGAAAGAAAATAAATGCAGCTACAAAAATCACTAATACCTAATACATGTTTATTAACTTCATTCGCGATGGCGTGTGACACAAACCAAACACACCTTTTTCATCTTGTGGGTAGTGACCCTAACCACATCCTCTGGCCACGTCTACCCGAACCACAGTGTAGACGTGGCTTTCATATCCAAGAACTTATTGACGCTGTTTGTTGTTTAGGGTATTGTGTAACAGAAATACAATCCTTACCTATGTTAGGACAGTATGGTGACAATAAGACACATCTGATTTATTCAATCGCAGTTGCAAAACAACGGTTATTGAATTACCTCACAAAAACACAGGGTGTAATAAAATTAAAGACACACGCTGTTGCATGGGACAGTAAGAAAATATATGACCCTAAGGGTATGATTTATCCAATCGGAAACATAGAAGGGCAAATCGAATCATACTACATTATCACTAAAATTACTGATTAGATTTCCTCGCGGGCGCGTTCCAATCTAATCGTCCGCCCACTTGCAAATCGAATCAATAAAATATATTTTCAAATCAGTGTTTTTTTTCTGTTTTTTCTCTTGACTTTCCATAACTACTGTGATATGCTGTAGTTAGGTATAATTTACTGCAAATCGAATCAAAGACGCGAAATGGATTCAGTGAATCCATAGAAAAGGGGGTGCATATGGATGTATAATACAGATTTGTTGCATCATAATAAATAATGAGTAATACGTCGATTGTTTGAGGAGCCTTGGGATGTCAGCGATGTCGCAAATCGAAATTCAAAGTTGTTTGCTGTCTGCAAAGAACGGTGATCAGACCGCAAGGAATAAAATTATACTTGCACACTTGCCTTTCACCAAAGCTGTTGTGCATAATTACATGCATTTGTTACCAAATGATTTTAGTAGTTTGGAGGGTGTGGGATTATTGGCTCTTTGCATGTGTGTCAATGAACTTATTACACAACCTGATAAGTGGGAATTGCCGATTAAGGCAATCTTGGCGACACGGATAAAAAGAGAGCTTATACAATTTATTTCTGAAAATCAACCAATCAAAATAACACGATATGGATATTCTACTGGACAGTCTGTAACAGTGTCCCGCGATATTTTGTTTGAGACACTTCCTGCAAAAGTTGATTGTCCTTATATGATTTCAGAAATCATTGAAGCTATGTCCCTCACTAAAAGAGAACGGCTTCTCCTGTGGTATCTTCTTGAAGGTTATTCACAGGAAGATGTTGTTCAAATATTAAATGTTTCATCTGCAACTGTATCAAATCTTCGTCAAAGTTTACGGGGAAAAATGTCAGAGTATTTGAACGATAATTCTTTGAAAGGGTGAAATGTGTTAAATGAGATTTATCAAATCGCTGTTAACATTGGGAAATTGGAGTTAGAGATGTATGTTGGTGAGCCAGGGTTGGCAAAGACAATCAAAGCAAGATTCTTGGGTCTTATCGCCAGAGAGTTCACACAAAATCCTAAGTTTGACCCAAAACATTTTTACGATTTGGCGAATCTTGCGAGTCATTGCCCGTATGCTTGAAATGTGCTGTTTCTTTGCTACACGCCCCGTGCGTGGCGGGGCGTGTCTACTTTTATTAAGGAGTACGTGATGTATAAAATCTTTTTGGATATGGACGGTGTGTTAGTTGACTTTGTACGCGGTAGTCATCAGTTTCACGGGTTGCCATATGATCCGTGGCCGTATCCGGCGGGCGTGTGGAATTTTGTAAATTACTTAAGGATGTCGGAAAATAGTTTCTGGAGTCCACTTAATTATGGATTCTGGGAATCACTACCATGGACACCTGATGGAAAAGATATTCTTGAAACTGTCACTGACGTTGGATTACCGATTGCATTAATCACAACACCCACACTACATCCTGAGTGCGTGGGTGGTAAGATTGCGTGGGTTAAACGTGAGATACCTGAACTATATAGGAAACTCATTGTCACACCCGTAAAAGAAATGTGTGCACATCCAGAAGCTATTTTAATCGACGACAATGACTCAAATGTTGCACGCTGGATAACACAAGGTGGAAAAGGAATCCTGATTCCACGAATCTGGAATGCGAAACATTTTCTCACAGACTTAGATATTTGTGAATACATTAAAACAGAGCTTAATACCCTTTGTGAAGGACATGCGTCCGGAAAGGAAGACAATGTACACAGAACAAAGATTGATCGAGTTGGGGTTACGTAAAATGTTTCATGACGGCGCGTTAACATGGACTGACGAAGGTCTAAATATAGCCGCACCAATTCGTCACATCATGTTAGAATTGACTTTGGATATGGACATGTCTTGTTATCCTGTTTCTTTTGTAGAAGAAGCTAAAACAAAATTCAAAATTGAAGGGAACAAATTATGAGCTTAGAAGAATGGACAGAGTATCTTTTGAAAAGTTGTTCAAGCCGATTGAAACAATCAGATGAACTCCGTAAAAAATTGGGTGATCCCGATATAGCTATAATTAGCAAAGATGACCCTGAATATGTTATTGGGTTTTGGCATCTTGAGGACGGTGTAATAACATTTCCTATTTATAAGGGTAGGATATGTGTTCAACAAGATGAACTGTTTACACAAGAGTATATTAAGGCATTGGTTGATTGTTTAACAAAACCGGTAAGGAGAATAGTATGCGTGCATTAGAAATTTTCCACGACGATTCAGACAGCTATTTTTATCTTAGCGAAGATATTGTAGCACAACTTAATATACTCTACAGTACACCCGATGATGAACTTAAACACGATACGCGTGTAGGCTGGACAATCACACCGTACGGACTCAGAAAAGTTTTACAGGATTGCGTGTACACATCAGACGCTGTTGAGTTAATGGCTTTGATTCAGAGCATCAAAAAACCTGTCAATTTATGTGGAATTAGTTGGATAACATTGGATGTTATCCATCTAAATACACTCGATTTGAAACCAAAAATCAGAGACCGTTACAACATAACAGCCAACGATGCTTCTTCAAAAGTTATTTTGGTACATATAAGTTAAGGAGAACTATTATGTCAATATCAGCACATCGTGTAAACAGCTTTGACTTTGAGACGCGTCCATCGTTTAACATTATTTTAGACGATGATGTAATAGACGTTCTCGAAAGTTTTGGCCATTATTATGAGGAATTAGGGTATCGATTAACGCTCAATGAACTCAGACAACTGATAGAAAAAGTTGGGGACAACACACTTGTTGTCGGACACCTGAAACAAGATTTGCGTTGGGCGGAAATACGAAACAAAAAATATATTTACTATTACATTGTAGGAGACACAGGACATGACTAAATACAGTAAATATCAAGAGGACATTTTCGATTTCATAAATCATGGCGTTGGACATTGTATCGTTGAAGCTGTCGCCGGTAGCGGAAAAACTACCACTATTGTTGAAGCTGCCAATCGTGTCCCCTGGGATAAACGCTGTATTTTTGTTGCGTTCAACAAACACATCGCAGAGGAATTGGCACGTAGATTACCTGTACATGTGGAAGCACGTACATTACATAGTGTCGGATGGGAATTATGTCGGGACAATATTCGGGGATATATCAAAGTTAATGACAATAAAATTAAGAATATTCTCAAATATGAGATACTTGATTTTGATAATCCGGATGACGTGAAAATTTTTAAGAGCCACATTAGCCCGATAAAGAAACTTGTCAGTCTTATGAAGAGCGCAGAGTACCCGCCACTATGTACGTTTGACATTCAGCCACTCGTAGATAGACATGGAATTGAATTGCCTGACAATTGGAACGTTGATTTGTTGCGTCGTGTTTATGTCCGTAGTTTTGAATACACACGTGTCGCTGACTATGATGATATGATTTGGTTTCCTTTGATGTATGGTTGGGACTTTCCAAAGTTTGAGTATGTCTTTGTGGACGAATCGCAAGACCTCTCACCATTACAAATTTCTTTTATCTTACAGCTGATTAAAGAGAATGGGCGTATAATAGCTGTAGGTGATACGTTTCAAGCGATATATGGGTTTCGGGGTGCAGACACTGAGGCCATTGAAGGGCTTCACAGCACACTAAAGGCAAAAGTATTACCGCTGAGCATTTGTTACCGATGCAGTAAATCTATCGTAAAAGAAGCAAAGAAAATTGTACCCTATATCGAGTGGTGGGAAAACGCGGAAGAAGGATGTGTCACACGTGTCAAGAAGCTGGATGCCCGTGAAGGGGATTATGTTCTATGCCGGACTACAGCGCCCCTTGTAGAGGAGTGTATGTATATGTTACGCAACGGACAGAAGGCAGTTATTCTTGGTCGTGATATTGCTGAGAATCTACTTTCAACTATCGATGAGCTGAATCTTAAAGACTCAGCAAATATTGAAGCGTATTTTGAGTCCCTTGAAAGTTGGCTCACAAAGAAGATGAAGCGATGTGTCGGCCATGAAGCCCTGACAATAAAAATCCAAGATACGCGGGACACACTGTACGCACTTTGTGCAGATTGTGAGACCGTCTCGGACGTTAGGAAACGGATTGACAAAATCTTTTCTTCTAAAGGTGAAGGTGTAACATTCAGCACAATACACAAAAGTAAAGGATTGGAAGCCGATAGAGTTTTCATTATGAAACCAGAACTTCTTCCACATCCAAAATGTACCGAACCGTGGCAAAAAATTCAGGAAAATAATTTACACTATGTCGCAATTACAAGAGCGAAAAAGGAGCTGTATTATGTCGAAAGCAAGGGTAAAGACAGGTAATGTACCTTACTACCTTACAAAAGGGAAATGGTACAAAATTGAAAGCATGTGGCACGATCGATTTGCAGTTGTGTGCGATGAGGGTCAGATATTGTTTTGTCTGTTAAACGATTGTGCGCATTTGGGCAGCGGTTCTTGGGAAATTAAACACTCTAAACTGGAAAGGATAATACAATGGACACGAAGCAAACTCAAGAAGATATTTTAAATCAACTCAAAGACTTACATAAAAGACCTGGAGAATCTTTACGAGAACGTAAGCGACTGTTTAAGAAACTTGAAAACAGAGCGTATTGTTCAGCGATAATTACTGATGCAATAGAACAAGGAAAAAATCTAACACCATACGAATAGGTGAAATATGGAAATTGAAAAATGTCTAAAACTTATAAGAATATTCTGCGCAATAGTTATCATTTGTTCCGTTGTAACCCTTACTCTTACTTTAATGCGACCTCCAAAGCCAGAACCACAAAAACAATTACTGTACACTTATGAAGTCCAACAGTTACTACGTAAAGCAGGTTACAACATTAAAGTCGATGGGATCATAGGCAAGGAAACTCTCGACGCTTGGATGGATTGGCAGAATCGGGATTCAGAGAAACGTGCAAATGAATATTCGTTAAGGGAGATTGAAAGTGGCAGTAAAATTAGGTGATTCAAAGCATGGTGACATTATCATGGTGTGGGACGGACAGGATTGGTTGCCCGCGATTTTTGGTGTTGGTGATTGGCAACAATAAAACACTTAGGAGACAAAATATGAGACCAAAAATAACAACAATAGTGTTACAAGACGTTGGATATGAACAAGCGATAACTGGACTCGCACTCTCGTACAACTTAGATAGTTTTGAACGTGCAGAGGAGGTCGCAAAAACACTTGCTTTCAAGGACGGCGGGCACAATAAATTTCTTGAATCCATTTTTATGTGGATCATGGTTAAAGCACCGCGATATTGGTGGCAGGAAGCCGATACCTTTCGTCTGTCTACCAAACAGAGTGAGAGCACGATGCACACACTTGTAAAACAACTTAGAGATTGCCATGACTTGGATGAGATGGTCGCTTGGGCAAGTGAATCTTTTGAGTGTGCTGAGTTATTACAATCTGCCCAAATAATACAGATGTGGGAGTTAGCTAAAGAGGATGGGAATCTGTTAAAATTAAAATCTATTTTGCCAGAAGGATTCCTACAATCACGGTTATGGTGTATGAGTTATAAGACGATGCGTAACATCATACTTCAACGTCGTGATCACAAACTCCCGCATTGGCAGATATTTATCAATGATGTTTTATCACAATGTGACAGACCAGAACTTTTACCGACGCAGGAGAATAAATGAAAACTGTACGATTGTATTATTTTATGACACAATTTGACGGCCATATAATGGATGACATTATTGGACGGAGTACCCACGCAGCGAATAAACAACGTATGATTGAGTGTTGTATCAATCCAGAGTGGTTTCCGTTGTTATCGCACGGTGAGGTGCGTCTTGGGGATGACATGTATACATCCACGATGGGCGAAATGCGTCGACATGGATTGTTACGCAATCTTTTCAAAAAAGGCACAGGTACATGCGTCCGTCCATATTCGGAAGTCGTTGATGACCCACGGAGATGGTTATACATTGAGTTCCCTGTAAGTAATTCAGGATACACAGCAATACTATCATGGTTACGAATGGAAGTTGCAAACAATGATGGGTACGATTTCCTGTGTATTTTATCTTTTCTCTGTAACAAACGTTTCCACAACAGTAGAAAGAATATTTGCTCTGAGGTTCAACATCGTGTAGTTTGTTTGGCCGGCGACCCGACAGGGGCTGATGAGCGTGTGATTTGCTACATCAACAAATTCCTGAATACTTGGCGTGATGTGCCCAGTCCAGTGTTACAATGTCTGAATATGTTGTGTTGTGGATTTGAACTGCGTAGAGCTGTCGATAACAGTCTTGTAAGATTACGGTATTGATAAAGGAGAAAGTATGCGTTTAACAATTGTCTTAATGTTAGTTTTTCTCTGTGGTTGCGCACGTATCGTTGTGACAAAACCCGATGGGACTGTGTTACAATATACACGTTGGGGAAACCAAGAAATTGATGCGTTTATCATGGAAAAAGACGGGTCTGTCTTGCTTGAACGTCAGAAAAGTGATAACACTATTTTGTATGAAGCAATAAATAAACTTGTAGATAAAGTTCCTTAATGTAAAATTGCTTGATGTGTTAATATGAAAGGAGAAAATATGACTAAGAAATATGAACACAAGAGAGGCAATTTCAATTGTAAGCATTGTGATTTTAGAACAGACAGATTACAACACATGGGATTGCATTTACGTAAGGCACACAAAATCCCAAAGGAAGAAAACAAAGGACATTATATCTCTGTCCTTCTTCCGACCACCGCGATTCACAACATCGACATTGAGAAAGTAGAAGCAACACTGACCCCTGCTACTACTGAGCCGATTAAACAAATCCCAATCAGTGACACCATTTTAACTCAATATGATATTGAGTTAGTTGAGTTGGCGTTACCGAGCATAATGAAAATGTGCCATACGCTTGAAAAATTCAAAGGACTTTTGAAAAAGGGATAACAACATGTTTTAAGGAAACAGAAAATGAAACCAGAATTTTTACAACTTGCTCAAGAATATAATCCTAAGAAACACTTCATCGGCGGTTGGCTAATGTCTGAAAAGTTGGATGGTATTCGTTGTTTTTGGGATGGTGGTGTCTCAACAGGATTGCAAGCAATCCATGTCCCATGGGCAAATACTGCGAAGGACAAGAGTGTAAGATATGCAACCGGACTGTGGACACGTTACGGTAAAATTATCACAGCACCTGTTTGGTTTCTCGAAGCGCTACCTAAATACCCGTTAGACGGTGAACTCTGGACTAAGAGAGAAGACAGACAAAAACTTATTTCAGCTGTTAAGAAACATGAACCCATTGACGGGGAGTGGAAACCTGTTAGTTACCGTGTATTTGACAGCCCTAAAATTGCACATTTTCTTGAACCGCGTCACATTGATAATTTGTATATAAGAAAAACAATACCACACTGGGCTATAAAATGGTGGGAAGATAGAAACGGTGCTGACGGTATCGGTTTAAGTGTTAAGGACACTAATTTCTCTCCACCTGTGTTTGCGATTAAACAAATCCAACTCCCAATGATGACTGCCAAATTAGAGACTACATTAAATGAATACTTGGAAGACGTTCTTTCAGTAGGTGCTGAGGGTATTATGTTACGGAATCCACGTACACCATGGATGCCTGAACGTACATGGAATTTAATGAAACACAAACCCTTAAGCGACAGTGAAGGGACGGTTGTTGGATTTTCTTGGGGTAAAGCGACGGATAAAGGTTCTCGGCATTTAGGGAGATTAGGTGGATTAAAGATACGTGAAAAAGGTACAGGCCCGATTCTTTTCATCAGTGGATTCACTGACGATGAACGTGAAATATTGTATGATGGTTCACCTGCTGTAATGCGTCGGAATCCAATAAATGATGAGTTTAAGGCATACCCATTTTGGGAAACAGGTATTGTAATGGAAGGAAAAGAAAATATTGATCCGTGTTATGTTCCACGGAATTTTCCTTTAGGCAGTATTGTAACGTTCCAATATCGAGGCCGGAGTAATGATGGTACACCACTTGAAGCACGGTATTGGCGAAAGTATGAAGAATATTGATTCACCTCCTCCCCTCCGTGTATGTGGTGGGGCTTGTCCCCACCACATTTTTGAAAGGACAACAATGAGTAAATTACAAGACATTGAAAAATTAGCACATGAAATGCACGAACTCACATTAGACGACACAGACCCAGAGTATAATGGCACTGAGATTCGTGAAATCTTAAGTAAAGCACTGGAAATAATTTCCGAAGGAACGAGATTCAGTGTGGCAATACGTGGGATGCTGAAAAGTTTGAAACGTGTCAAAATTTGGATGTAAGGGGTGCAATATGAAAAGAAGTTGTGGAGATGATTATGTTGATAGGATATTAGAACTCACAGAACAGTTGCATGCTGTGACGGATGCTGTAAATCTGCCTTGCAAAGGGTTCGATATTCGTACCGGCGGAGACATTGTTTTAATATTAACAAACTCCGAAGAAAATAAAGAAGTTATATCTGATATTATAGTGGCTTTAGAAAAACATAAAGATAGACTCTTGGAAAAGATACTTGCGCTTGGACGTGGAAAACAAATGGAACAAGAAGACAGACACAAGATAAATGGTGAAGGGAACAAAAATGAAAACATTAGTGATACAAAACAACACACTGATTGAACCAGACGCTTTTCAATTGCTTGGTGCATGCACAAAACGTGGGACAAATTCAATAGGTTACTTTGGTTCGGGATTAAAATATGCAATAGCTGTACTCCTGCGGGACAATATTCCGTTTCAGGTGTTTTCAGGATTGCAAGAAATCTACATTGATGCCCGACCAACAATTTTTAGAGGTAAAGAATTTAATGTTATTTACATTAACGGCCAAAAAACTTCCCTAACAACTGATATGGGACCAGATTGGAAATTGTGGCACGCGATACGTGAAATATTCTGTAACGCGATTGATGAAGGCGAATATGAACACAGTTTACAAGATGACCCACAACCCAAAGAAAACACCACAGTCTTTCATATAAAATGTGTGGGTGAACAGCTCGAAGCTATCGCGACAGATTGGACAAGTTACTTTGCGATGAAAAGAATCCCTCTTGCAGGGAATGAAGTTGGAAAAATTTATAACCGTGCCGGTCAACACATGACTCTTTATCGTAAAGGGGTACGTGCTTATGACGAACAATATACATCATTGTTCGATTATGATTTTCACAATATCCATGTAAATGAGTGTCGCATAATTTCTTGGTCTTGTGATATTCAGGAACGTATATGTAAGATGTGGGCGTCAATGGCAACAAAACAAATGTTAAGTCTTTACTGTACTACATTAAAGGAAGAACGATTTGAACATAGATTACGGTGGCACGACTCTTGTCCAGGTATGTTTAACGATGATTGGTTTGAATTTTTCAAGGACAAACTCTTAATACCTCTGGAATATGCTGGTTGGTATCCCGATGATGTCACAGCATCTAATGCAATACAGTTACCAACATCTTTACTCAGTGTCTTGATAAGTGAGTTTCCAGATCTTAAATCTGTTGTCCAATCTGTAGATGTTAGACACGAGTATTTAGTGTCAACACCCACGAAACGGGAAATCTTCAAACTAAATAAAGTTTTAGAATTTTTCAAAGAAGTGGGGATAGAAATAAAGTATGAAATTCTCATAGCACGGTTCACAGACTCTAAGATATATGGACGTGCACACAACGGAAAAATAATATTGTCCACACGCCTATTTGATTTAGGGTTGCGTCGACTCGCTGAAACTATCTTAGAGGAAATCGCACATTTGGAATCTTGTGCAGGTGACAATACACGTGAGATGCAGAACTATTTGATTGGTCAAATCCTTACGCTTCTTGAAAATCAACATGGAATATTCCTGTAGGTCTTCTCCCTTTCTATTTAGGTCTCCCTTCAATAGAGTGAGTCGGCTCGGTGTCGACTCACTCACCTGTGAATATTGCCAGTACACATTCATCTAATTGGTAGGATCTGATAAATAGTATCAGGAATGCGGGTTCGAATCCCCCATGGTACTGGCACTTTTAATAAGAAAGAGTGTACAATGATTAAACCGACAATTATTACGTTGATAATTGTTTTGATTTTATTAATCACAAGAAGAAAGGACACAGTATGGAAGAATTAATCGCAGCGGTAATGGAGTCAGAAGGTATCGAACGTGAGGAAGCCGTCGAAGTTATTGACGACATGAGAGTGCGTGTCAATGACGGGGAAGATGTCTATGATGTGCTATCAGACTATGGTGTCGAACAATTCACCGATACTTTCGTAACATTGTTTGAGTAACGTAACCTTAACGCATCAAGAGTCTGCGTACGCAGGGTACAGGCACATCTGTATAGTCGCAAGTCCGTTATGTGCAACGGAGCACTCAGTGTACTGTGGGTGAGAAACCCACCTCTTGACCTTGAAAAGAAATAAAACAATGAATATTATACATCTCCTCACTATAATAATATTGACAGCGTATCCCACGACAGATGGGCGTCGTGTTGATTTAATAAATCAGCCCGTGTATCAAACAACAATACCATATTGGTTGGGAATATCAGTACCACCGCCCAATATTGAAGACATCAGAATCCTATGGTGTGGCACAACATACAACTTACCCAACTTCGAAGGTACCGATAGTAGGATTCTGTACATCAATACCGGAGATTCCGTTTCATTCTATGTTAATGACAAATATCAAGGAAAAATAGTCCCAGAACCCACAACGTTGTGGGTGTTATTGGGGTCTTTATTATTTGGAAAGGAAAACAAATGGAAAAGAAAAAAGTGTATGAATGGGTAGCAGTAGATTATGGCGATCTAAATGAACAACATATATTGCAACAAGGAACTGTGCTTGCGGACAACGCTTCACAGGCAGAAAAGAAAGGGATAATGTCTTTAGGTTCTATGGTATTTCATGAGAACGTGGAAATTCTTGTCCGTCCCTTTTGTGTTAAATAAAATAGTATGGAGGATTTATGGACAGTAATGAGAAGTTGTATATAGTTGCAACGAACACAGTTCGTTTGCATCAACAATTAAAAGAACTGGTAAACGCAATCGACTTAGTGAAGGTACTTTGCTCAGATTCAATAAATCTATTGGTGTCCAATGGATACAGCGAAGCATCTCTACGTGCTAAGGACGGTGATGGATTACTCTCCTTGTTACGTGCTACAAGTCTTGAACTGCTTGAAGCAGTAGTTAGTGAGGTAAAGCATGAACTCAAGGAACAAAAATTCGAGAAAAATTGTACGTCTCCTTGATACCGAAACCCCAAAGATTTTAGAAGTCGCCGACGTTCGGGGTCGTGTAGGTCTCTTACACGATCTCGGACGTGGGATTTGGGAGATGGAGTTTTGGGACATTGTAACGCTTGATGAATTACGAGAACTCGTCCATCTTATGGATGAAAGGACAGATAACCATGGCTCTCGACGTACATTTGGTACTTGACAAACTCCTACGGGGTGGGGTAGAAATACGTTTCTGCCCCACTCTAAGGGGGATTACGGTAGAGGTATTTAAGTTTTGGAACGGTGTAAAACATATAAGATGTGTAAATGTTTCGTTTGAGGATTTCTTGAATCCCCGTGTTTGGCTTGATAGTGTTATGGAACATGGGTATGAACTCATGAACGTATATATATGGAAAGGATAGGATAAAATAATGCGTATCCCCAATTATTTGTCACCGACAGCGATGAGCTGTTGGCAGAAAGAAGATAAAACAGAATTCTTTATTCGTTATTTAGCGGATAATAGACCGCCACGTCCACCACAGACAATACCTATGGCTGTCGGTTCAGCGTTCGATGCTTATGTTAAAACACACATCGCATCGATATTAGGGATTACATCCGTATCCTTCGACGAACTCTTCGAAAAACAGGTGGAGGAACAGAATCGAGCTAAAGCCAAAGAAGACGGGCGTGTGGTATTTGAAGCATATAAAACTTCCGGCGCGCTTAGTGACGTCATAACTTTGTTACAACAGGCGGATGACGTGAATCTGGAACTCGCAACGGAGCGTACGTTACAATGTACTACATGCGATGACCCCCAAAACTCTGTCATTATCCATGGAAGACCTGACCTTAAGTTTAAGGTGAGTGGGGGTGAAGTTATGTTAGACTGGAAGGTCAATGGATTTTACAGTCTTTCAGGTGTGAGTCCCGCGAGAGGGTACGTCAAGATTCGGGATGGCTGGGTTGGGAAGCCTTCGAAGGGCGCCAACATGTGGCATAAGGACGCTTATGTTGTCAATGAAAATGGGTTGTCCGTTAATGTTAGTGAGTCTTTTGAAGACCTCTATCCTGATTGGGCTGCCCAATTAGCGCCATACGGGTGGATATGCGGGATTCCCGTAGGACAGAAACATCCTGCCATGATTCACCAAATCGTTTGTCGTAATAGTCAGCTACGTGTGGCACAACATTGTGCGTATATTGGGGCGGATTATCAAAAGAAATTGTTTAGTGCGTATGTGACACTGTGGAACATTTGTAAAGACCCAACTTTGTACTGGGATTCCGATGAGTTGGCACGTCTTACTCGACTTGCGGAAAACTATATACGGGATTTGGGGTCGGAAGAAGGTCGTATATTCAGTGAAATGACACGTGAAAATTGAAAGGACGGTGCAAAATGTGTGATGACTTGTTTCGAGGTTGGGAAGATTTAACGTTTGAACAAAAACAAGAACGTATTGAGAGCCGATCAAAGTATATTGAATATCTTACAGCAGAACTTAGATTGGCTAAATCGAAATTAAGTTTAGAAAGGACACATCATGAACATGGAATCCAATAAAAGAGCAAAGTATTGGGATGAACTTAAGCGTGATGAAAAGATCGAAAGGTTAGCAGACAAAGTGTTTAGAATATCGCAACTGCTTGCGTCGACACGTGATACTGTCAATGATTTAAGAAATCATAAACACTGTGACGGTCAGGTTGTCGTCCCTATCCAGTTTGCAGTTCCCAGTCCTTGTGAATCTGATTTTGAATATAAACAATTGAGAGGGACACATGGCAAATGATAGTGATATGTATGATGACATCATTACATTGGATAGAATTGGTAAGCATGTGGAGGCAGATTTTTTAATGGCATGTTACATGGCCCAGTTTGTCGACGGTAATGAAGTGGCAGCGCAGACATGTAAAGAGGAATATGTTAAGAGGTTCGGGAATTGGGGTAAATATTATTAGAATCGTGCGGCGGTGGCTTATATGAAGCAGCCAAAACTGGAACTGATTGAGTAGGTTGAGTCTTGCTCCCCAAAGGTCTTTGTAAAGATTGCTCAGGAAATATTGCCAGTTTTATCCTGCCCGCTGCCTAATTTTAAGGAGAATAAAATGGTTTGTCCTAAATGTGGGAAACACCCTCTCGAATGTAAATGTAAACGTAATTGATTTGGGCGGCGGTGACAAACATCTACCAGACCAAAACGACGGACATACAGGACAAGAGGTTACTTGGTTTAAGTCCTAATAAGCCGTACTGAGGTCAAACCAAGATTTTGATGAATGCCCGCCGCCTAATTTTAAGCCCGTGACAAAATGGCACGGGCTGAAAGGAGACTGAAAAATGTACCAAAAATGTCCGGTCTGTGAGGGCAAAGGATTAGTCCCTTACGGATTTTACACCGCACCGGAATCGACTACATCAACGGCAGCCGAAGTCTGCCGAACGTGTTGCGGCAGGGGATAATCGAAATTTCTCCGCTTGATGAAATTCATAAAACATACGGAATAAAGGAGAATGAAAAATGAGTGAATACGAATTTACAGACCGATACGAAGCATTAGGGATACCTTATCCGAATCCAGAAACGATGTGCAAGGGACACTGTGATGGCGTAGGGTTTTACCCTGTCATACATCATTTGAAACAGCCAACAGGTAATAATTTGACAATAAGTGATGAGCATAATACTGACTATGAAAATGCCGAATGGTTAAAAGAACATAATAAAACCTGTCGGTCAATCCGATGGAGATTAAAAAGGCTTTTTACAAGGTACTGGAAATCAGCTTTCGAAAAGTGTGATGGATGGCATTTTATTAAATGTCCAGACTGTAATGGAACAGGAAAGGAGACTGAACAATGATTACCCAGTGTTGTTATTGCCAGATGGACACGGCAGGAAATCACGAATATAACTGTCCCTGCAAGAGAATAGAAGGGGTGCTGATTCCGAATATCCAATGTCCAAACTGTGCCGCCAAAGACGCCGAGATTGCAACATTGAAAACCGAGAATTTGGAATGGCAGCATCAGATTGCAGACCACTGTATCGAGATAGCCGACTTAAATTCAGTGATTGACCAGATGAAAGATGTCTTGAGGTTATTGCATACTCGAATCGATGACCCTGCGTGGTCGATAAGCTCTCATCTTGGGCTTATAGAGCAAGTTTTGAAAGGAGACTGAAAAATGAGTAAAGATTGGCATGAATCGAAATTTGAAACAACCGATGAGGACGACGAATGGATGAACGCGCCGATGGGCAAAAGACATCCACTCCAAGACAAAGCCGACGAACTTGAGTTTAAGCGGTTATTGACAGAACTGGCTGCCAAAGACGCCGAGATTGAGCGGCTGAAAAAATTGCTGTTTGGGATTTCGCAGAAATATGTATTTGATATGTTAAAACACGATGGAGATGTCATAGTAAGTTTAATCGAACAAGCCCTGAAAGGCGGTGAAAAATGAGGATAATTGTTGAATGCGCTAAATGTAAAAAGCAGGTAGGGGTTGAGATTCATAAACTATGCGATGAACATAAAATTATTATGCTGTGCGATTGCAAAGACGCCGAGATTGACCGCCTGAAAGAAGGGTACAAGCCAAAGGAGATGTGTTGAGTGAACCTTGTTTAAGTTTGTTCTGGAATTGAAAACTGAATAATGCGGCGGTGGCGTGGTGGCCAGACTCACCCTGTCCGTAGGCGTTGGCGAAACGATAACGGAATCCGGCAGTAAGAACCGGACGAAAACGAAAGAGTTGCAGACCAACTGCCCGCCGCACCTTTTTGAAAGGAGACTGAAAAATGAAACGAGTGAAACTTGTTGTTTTTACGACTTCTACATATCAGTATATTTGTAATGAGGAAGTCGCTCAAAAGGCAATTACTGATTTTAAGTCAGATAGCAGGACAATCGAAATATTCGGTGTTATCTCCCACTGTGATGCTAATGAAGTATCCACCGTATTTCAATCCGAAAAGATTGAAGGCATCGAAATGGTAGAAATAAAAGGGTTCTAAAATGAAGCCATGTCCATTTGCGGAAGTGAATTAAAATTAGTTAAAAATGCAACATCAATGGGGCCTGTTAATCAGAAGCCATATTTCTCTACGAACAATGTTGAATGCACAAACAATGACTGTAATTTTATGCTTATGTTTGATTCAGACGAGTATACGATTGGGGAAATCATGGAGGTTATTAACACCCGCCCCTGTCGAAGACAAACTACGGGATGAGATTGCGCACTTGAAAAAACAAGTGCTATTTCTCGAAGAAATAGCAGGTGTTGAAAGGAAAGAACAATGATACGGACATTCACAAAAATTAATTACACTATTTTTTACAGGCGACAATTTATCACAAGCTATTGGCGCGTTGAAATGTTTGGTCTTCCGAGAGGCCATTGTAAATTCCGTGCCGAGATTACAATGAATCCAAAGGGTCGTTATAAAGTTGTCAAAAAATCTGAAGTATTTATTCTCGTAGCAGACGGTGAAGACACGATAGCTCTTTGTTACTCAATTATTAAACGTGTGTTTAAGATTGAGCGAATCCGAAAAGGACAACGTTTCGACGTCCGATGTTGGGCGGTGGAAAGGTAAAGGTATGTGGAAAAGGAAGAAAGTTTGTAAGTACCAAGTGGAAGAGTTCGCAACTGACCCTAAACGTAAGCATCCTACGGACGCCGGATTCGACGTCTGTGCTTTACATGATACGATTGTGTATCCGCATAATTACCAGATTGTGCGGACAGGTGTGAAGTGTGCTTGGGAAAAAGGTACAGTGGCCTTCGTCTGGCCGAAAAGTAAATCAAACTTCTTAATCGGTGCAGGCGTGATTGACGCGGACTATCAAGGTGAGATTCTGGTGAAAATATTCAATATTATGGACCAAGCGATTTATATTGCTAAAGGTGAACCGATTGCACAAATCGTAATAGTACCGGTCCATACCCCAGTATTGGAGAAAGTGGATTGCGCACATCCCGTAGCAACGTGTCGGGGTGCGAGTGGTGGGATTGTTTCTCAGATGTGATTGTGCCAGATGCGATTATGATTGTGCAATCTGATTGTAGCATCGTGGTTGTAGGTCGCTCTCCTTGAGATAGGAAGCGACCTTTTTTTATTGGTAGTTTTGGTGGGTGGTGTGGTGTTTCAAGCTCTGAAGGGCAAAGCAACCGTTGCTTAACCGTTCTACGGGCGGTGGGTGTGTTGTGATGGGCGTGTTGTGATGGGCAGCGGGCGGTGGGTGTGTTGTGATAATTTTCACATTACTGAAAATGACCGATTAGGGGTAGTTCCTATTCTTTATATTATTTTTTTTTTTTTTTTTTTTTTTTTATAAAAAGAATACAATAACAGTAATCGGGTTATGATTGTGCAATCATATTCTGATTTTTGAAAATCACACTAACGATGCGTTGAATCAATAAAAAAACGCCCGTACCTCATAACGAGATACGGGCGTTTGGTTATTGCAGGACGACTTTTACAGGGTACATGTTTTTCTCTAACGTCTGTTGTGCGATTTCATAGACGTGTTCATTCTCGTAGTCTGTGATTGGTTGAATCGTAATTATCTTTGACAAGTGAATGTTCCGGCATGTTATGTCGCGTTCATAGACGGTCTTGATTTGTTTGTTCGCTACCAAGTCCAGATGATGGACGCGATCAATCTCTGTCCGGTAGTCAAGCAACATAAGATGTGTGTAATTTTCTATGTATGCTTTACTCACGTGTGGGACAACGCGATGTAGTACATCGGCTGTGCCCCATGGGACGGCATTTCCATATTGTCTGGAAAGTGCCGCAACCAAATCAAGGTACATCCAACAAGGAGAGTAATACGCATCATTTGCGACAATCTCTATTTTGCGAGAGCGCCAATCCTTATTCTTAAATTCAGGATTCACAAACAATGACCCGAACACTTCACTACTGTAATTGACAATCGCGATTCTTGTAATCACCCCTTCTACGGTTTGATATACAAGGGTTTCGTACATTTAGTGATTATCTCTATTCATATGCACCTCACTTTCTATCGTCCTACCGTCATTGGGTGACAGGATTGACGACATCTTAAGGGTTATCTTTTACGATGGATAAAGTGTTCATGGATGTATGAATCAACAATATCCTCTGCGGATTTATACACCCATTCTGGTAACTCCCACTCGCCATCTAAACGAATGGCGCGAACTCTATACCGTAGGAGTTGGCACGCCACCTCTGAAATCAAAGTATCGTCGAGCGATATGTGTATTTCTTGTTCGAGAGAATATCCTTCTGGGATAGTATTTTTCTCCGCGATTTCACGCATCACTTCTTTCGAAGATTTAGGTGCTGTTTCTGCCATAGTGACCGTCCTTCCTGTCGTCCTGTCACCAAATACCCCCAGTGGGACTCGAACCCACAGGCCCAGCGTAGTGACGAACCTACAGGGCACGCCTTCAAGGTAGCAGGGCATTATTTCTCCGTGATGGTCTGGGCAGCAAACCCATATTGACCACAACCTTTTCGTAGAGATTCGTCAAATCTTACGATTGGCACGGCATTATCTCCCTGTGCTTCTACACTCGACGCTCTACCAATTGAGCTATGGGGGCGTATAGACGGGGCGGAACACGTGGATTCGTGTTCTCGAATTTTTATCCGTTGGGAAGGGTATTTTCTGAACCCATTGTGTGTTTTAACGATGTATCCTCATCGCCACACAATTGCGCCCCTAATAGATGATTCCTGTCGCCATTAAGCGGCAGACTATGTCTACTTCTTTACCGTTTCAGTTTCAACTTTGGTAATCCATTGGTTGTGTTTCTTAATAGAAACAGTACTCGAATTGAAGGTTGCCTTTTATACATTTTCACCATTGACTCCAACGGGTCAACGGCACGTCTTTGATAGGTGATATATTGCTTCTTATGGATTCGAAGAATCCGAAGCAAAGTTTCTATGACTTTACGCATTTTGGCCTCCCATATAGTCTGCGTCTGCCGCCATTGGAAGACCCGCAGGGTGTTCTATTTAAGCACGTTTACTTTGCTTTTGCGGTTTCTTGTTTCGCTGAACGGCCACCCTTCGCAGCAGCTTGGGCCGCTTTACTGTGAGCAGATTCAAGACCAAGCACTTCTGTCAATTTCTTAACATCGGATTTGGTAATGTCTTGCTCCATTAGGGGCGCATTGATCAGCACGAATTCTACGAAGCTGGGGACAGATTCACGGATTGATTCAAACACAGCGACATCTTTGTCATAGGTGTTTTTCAACAGTTTCTCTGCGTTCTCCACACCGAGAACAGATTGGAAAGCCAAGCGTGCAGTCTTTGAAGAAACAGCAATGAGCATTTCTTCAATCTTGCCACGTTTTGCCATTTTTGGACCGGCTTCTTTGGCTTCTTTAGGCACACTGATTTCTGTGAAGACATCATTGAACTCTTTAATCCAAGCATCGCCAGGATTTTCTTGAGTTAATGCGTCTGCACCGGCAGTTTTGCCCGCATCCGCCTGAAGACTTTTGAACTTTGAAGCCAGACCTTTGATCTGTGCTTGTGTGAATTTAGGACCTTTGTTCCGTTCACCGTTCATCCATGCTTCTACAAGGAGATTCGGTGAATCACTCAAAGCCTTCAAAAACTGGTAATTCCCATGTTGGCTTCTTTCCAGTATTTGAAGTTGAACGCTACGTGCAGGAGTCTTTGCGATTTCATCTTTGAGTTCATTATACTTTGTGCTTAAGATACGCGACACAGTGCGCCACGTATTCTCAATTACTTCTGCATAAGTGAACCCAGCGCGAAACAGCGGGGATACCATTTTGTAGCACTCAATCTTTGAATGTAAGGATTCTTTGAGAGAGTCCAAATCGTGGTCCGCACGCAGAAGAAAGATGTCTTTGTGCGTTAAATCCACCCGATTACCATTGACCACTTTACCGACGGCAATCTTGACAGGAACACCGTTGGGGAAAATACGCTTGTAATCTTCTGGGTGTTCTGTCTTACTGATTTTCGTGGCGTCGATTCTACGATGTCCACGAACTACTTCTGGGACGTCATCACCACCGTACAACGCCAGTGTTGGAGGTTCAATCAATCCTAAACGAAGAATAGAATCGACCAACCCTCTTCCATCTGTCGTTTCTCTGGGTTGTGCGTCCCAGTCGTACTTAAGGTCTTTGCCCTCGGCTTCAGGGTCAATGAAACCGTCTTGATACATAATCTGACCCGCAGGCGTCACTTCTGACGCATCGATCAGCTTCTGCATATCTTCTTGCGTCATTGACTCAAAGATCGATTTAGCTTTAGCCATTGTTAGGCCTTTCTACCCCGTTGGGGTATTGTGAGTTTCCCCACAGGCCTTCCAATGGCGACAGGACGCTTAACGTGACTGTGCTACCTGCAGCACAGGTAGTGTCGTACTGATTTAATAAATCATTCTATTCTTTTTAGTTCATCTTTAGCTTCTTTGTCCCAGTGTTGTGGTAGATTTTCTTCTATGGTGTACGCCAGAGCAATTACATCATCACTTGCGCCGTCTTCTACTTTGACAACTACTTCATAGTAACCTTCAGGTTCTTTGTGGACAGCGATTCTGATGATCTTTGGTGCTGGTGCTTTGGGATTAGCTTCTGTTAATTCTTTTTTGAATTGGCGTTCTAACTGGTGCTGGAATGCTTGACACTCTTTCCATGCTCGGAGAGCGTCATAGGAAACTGTACCGAACTGTTGACACTCTTCTTCACTCGGTACTGGCCCTAAATCTAATGCGAACATAGCGACCTCTCTTTCCACCAGTACGACGTGACTGTGCTACCTGTAATACAGCTTCTCACGCGACAGAAGCGCTTTCTACGAGATGGGGATGATCTTGTGGTTTAACCACCGCCCAAATCCTAAAAAGGGACTCTCTAAAGGTATGCCCACACCCTGACCCAGTAACACTGACTCTATGAATCAGGGTGTGGGTTGTGGAAGGAGAGTAAGATGGCGTTCGACTGTACTACCTACGATGCAGCGAATCTCTTTAGAGTAAATAAGTAACTTTGCACATTTCGCCGGTATACTTTTTGACTTCAGGCTTGACTCTTGTTTTGTGGACAACTTTCGTCTTGAATCCTACACCTTTACTGTTTTGGTAGATTCTTGCGCGCCGTCCACCACGATCGTCTCTGATTTTCCAGTTTATCGCTGGAAGTGTAACCACTTTCCCGTCCTTCATCCCTATAACACAGCTACGTGTCATAGTTTTGGGATTTCGGTACATCCTCCATGCCTTGTCAGGTAATTCTACTGATTCCCGACAAGCCAGAGCGACAACCTTTCGGTCGTTCCTACGGTACTTATAGTTGGGGATTGCTCTTATCAACATGATGCACCTCATCTTTCCCGCTGCACCGTAGGTAGTACAGTCACGTCACCACGTAGATTTTGTCTAATCTCTTGTATCCTTGCTAACTTGCCGGAACTCTCTTTCGGGGACTATGGCTCACCACCTCTGTCGCACAGGAGATATTTTACGGACATATCGGCTCGGATATATCGTGGACTATATTTTCACCTTGTAACCACAAGGCAGGTTTGCGAGGGTCTTGCCCGCACCGTCGCAATAATTATAGAGTCCACGAAGAAGAGAAGAACATCCAGAATATCGACATCAGCGCATAAATCCTTGTGAATAAAAGAGTTATAAGATTTTATTTTTTATTGAAAAATCGTTTTGGGACATTCGACCAATAAGACAAAAAATGTAAATCCTTGTAAATACAGGAGTTATGAATATCGGTATAACTGTATCGGGATATGGCTGCTGATTTAATAAATCATAGTGGATATGGCTGCTCGACTTTTCATAAATCCTTGTAAATACAGGACTTATAACAAGACCTGGGGGGTCGTTTATTTTCCTGAAAGTGGACACGCCAGGTCGATAACCCTGACGCTCCACATGGTGTCACCTCTGGGATTTTTGAAATCAGAACCCCATATCCCGCCAAAAGCACCTCGCGCTAAACACCTATATCCCACACCTGTACAACACTTCCCCTGTGGACAAAGGTACTGGGTATGGGTGGTGGGGTCAAATGATGATTGTAACAATCACAACAACCCAAGGGTAATAAAAAATCGACTAAAATATTTTTTGAATTTTTTGATTTTCAATTGAATTTTACACCTATTTTCAACGATAATACAATAGAGGACAATTATGAAATACGAAATTAAAAGAGTTGAAGATACTGACCCTATGCGTTGTCAAGCTGTGAACACACAGGGACAGTGCCATAACCTTGCGACTGTTCAAGGTGGATTTTGTCCTGTTCACGGCGGTAATCGTGCCGTTGCTATTCAACAGGCAGAAACGCAGCGTTTATATAAGTTGACGAAATATCGTGCACGCTTAAACGAATTGGATTCACCGAATCACGATGTCAAAAACTTGCGTGAAGAAATTGGTATCCTGCGTATCGTAATGGAAGAAATTGTCAACAACTGCACAGGTCCTGTTGACATTCTCGCACACGCACCCAAGATCAGTGACCTCGCAGTCAAAATCGGGAAACTGATTTCCGCGTGCCACAGTATAGAGAAATCGCTCGGACAATATTTGGATAAGAACACACTTATCCAAGTCGCACAAGAGATTGTCACAATCATAGCAACACATATCTCCGACGCAGAAGTCCTTGATAAAATAATTACAGGAATTGAAGATACGTTAATAAGGGCGTCGTCCCCACAGAGTGATTAATACAGAGTGATTAATACAGAGTGATTAATACAGAGTGATTAACAACACAATGCAAAACACGTTCCTTTCAGCGGTTCGTTGCGGTCTTGAGCGCAAGTCCGTCACAACGTGTGCGCGTTGGGCAGAAAAATATCGGATTATGGGTCCGCCATTCCCAGGCCCTTGGAGATTCACACACCACCCCTGGGCTAAAGAGATGCATAATTCAGAAGCTGAAGTGAATGTCGGGCAAAAGAGTGCGCAAGCAGCATACACTGAAACATGCCTTAACCGCGTGTTTTACGTCATGGACATTCACAACTTAAGTTGTATGTATGTATTCCCCGCCAAACGTCCGGATGCCGCTGATTTCAGTGCATCACGTTTCGATTCTGCGTTAGAACTCTCCGAACACTTGCGCACTTTATTCTCAGACGTTAAAAACATCGGACACAAACGCGCGGGTACCGCAAATCTGTACCTTCGCGGTAGCAAAAGTCGTTCAGGTCTAAAATCCGTGCCTGCTGGACTTCTTATTTTTGATGAGGTCGATGAGATGGCACAGGAAAACATACCTTTGGCTTTTGAACGCCAATCAGGACAATTATATAAACAGACGTGGATGATAAGTACACCCACAATCCCAAGCTATGGAATCAATAAATATTTCGAAGACAGCACTAAAGAACATTTCCACTTCCCATGTCCTTTGTGTTCGCGACATATTGAATTAAGATTTCCAGAATCCATAGTAATTATTGGGGATGACCCTAAAGACCCTAAAATTCGGGAATCCTATTTGAAGTGTCCTCTGTGTGAAGGAAAACTGCCACACGCAACCAAGCCCGATTATTTGGGTAAAGGAATCTGGGTGCCTGAAAACCCAGGACGTATAATCCGTGGTTTTCATGTCAACCAACTTTATAGTTGTACGGTAGAACCGTACGAGATTGCAACGTCCTACTTAAATGCACAGACTAATCCAGCAGATGAACAAGAGTTCTATAATTCAAAACTTGGACTCCCACACATCGTAGAAGGTGGCTCGATCGACATCGGTCAAGTCAATGCCTGTGTAGGTCAATACAAAAATGGAGACCCCACAACTGAGATTAACAAAATCATCACTGTGGGTATCGACGTTGGGAAATGGCTACACTACATTGTTACGGAGTGGACGCTCCCTGATATACAAACTACTCTCGATATTAACGTTGGAGCCAAAGCCAAACATCTCGAAATCGGGAAAGTGTTACAGTTCGAAGAACTCGATAATCTTTTGTACCGTTGGCGTCCAAGTATGTCGGTTATCGACGCAAATCCTGAGAGACGTAAAGCATATGAATTTGCAGTTCGATTTTGGGGTAATGTGTTCCTTTGCTTTTACGGGAACAATGTGCGTGGGAAACAGATAACGCTCACTGAGGATTTAGAACAATCCGTCACCGTAGACCGTACTTCGTGGCTCGACCTTTCACTTGGACGCTACATTAGAAATACGGTACAAATTCCCAAGAATTTTCCTTACGAGTTTGGTGAACATATCACGAACCAAGTTCGTAAGTACGAGAAAGATAAAAGTGGAAATGCCGTAGCAAAATATATAACGGTGGGCGCCGATCACTGGGGACACGCTTGTAATTACAGTGAAATAGCACTCGCTATTGCGGTATCTATTGCCAATAACATGAGTGTAGAAAGTCCAAGATGAAAATATGAAAATAAGTGAAATAGAACATCCCGAATACACAGCATTAAAACGAAGTTGGCCAAAGTGGAGACTTACGTACAATGGTGGTGATGATTTCATCAACGCATATGTACAGACATTCTCACAGCTCGAAGACAATAAGGACTATGTCGCACGTAAACTAATTACGTACGTCCCCGCCTTTGCCAAAGCTGCTGTAAATGACATTAAAAACGCTATCTTCCAACGTACTGAAGACATCACTCGTAAGGGTGGACCCGAATCGTATCAAAATGCGATTCTCGGAATCAATGGTGGCGTCGACTTAAATGGGTCGTCCATGAATGCTTTCATCGGTCGTGAAGTTCTCCCCGAACTTTTAACCATGAAAAAAGTAGGCGTGTACATTGACGCACCACAAGATGTCACAGGTACGCGTTATGATGCTAAGAATCTTCGTCCTTATATTTATCTTTACAAAGCTGAACAGATAAAGAGCTGGACGTTAGCACCTGGTGACAACGGTACAGAGTACACTACATTACTCTTGGAAGACTACTATGAAGATATTGATGAAGAAACGGGTTTGACAATTGGCACACTCTCCCGTTTCCGTTTGCTTAAAAAAGTTGACAATCACGTAGAAGTTACGTTCTATGATGTTGACGGTATTCAAATTGATAAAGACGGGAATCCGAGCGAGATTACTTATACCATAGAAATTTCGCACATCCCATTTGTTGTCTTTGAACTTACAGATAGCTTGCTTAAAGATATTGCGAATCATCAAATTGCACTAACGAATCTGGCTTCGAGCGACATTAACTATGCCTTAAAATGTAACATACCTTTTTATACCGAACAATACGACCCGCGTGCACAAAACATTTTTCAGAGGCCCCCATCCGCCGGTCAAGCATCAGTCAGTGTCGATGAAACTGTCACAAATTATGCGGGCACAGCGGTAAATGCCCAACAAGCCAAACAACTTGGAATAAAAATTGGTGCCACATCGGGACGCCGCTACCCAATTGGGGCTGAACGACCCGCCTTCGTCAGCCCACCTCCAGAGAATCTGGAAGTTTCAATGGAGAAGCAGGAGCAACTTAAGAAAGAAATCCGCCAACTTGTTGCTCTTGCTCTCTCCAATATTGAACCCAAATCGGCGTCCGCTGAATCTAAGAAAATGGATATGACGGGACTTGAGGCAGGACTCTCGTACATTGGTCTTGAGTTGGAAAACGGTGAACGTAAGATTGCTGTTTACTGGTCAGCATATGATGGCGCTAAAGAAACAGCAACAGTACGTTATCCTTCACGGTATTCATTACAGACAGATGCCGAACGAAGAACCGAAGCTAATGAGTTAAAGAAATTAGCGCCTTCTGTTCCGAGTGTAAGTTTCCAACGTGAGATAACGAAACAGATTGCACAAATCACAATTGGACACAAAGTTACGAATGAGAAGCTCAATGAAATTTACAAAGAAATCGATAGTGCAAATGTTCTCAACACTGATCCCGATATTATTATTAGAGATGTTGAAGCCGGTATCCTTGATAAGAGAACAGCAGCCATATCTAAAGGTTATCCAGAATCCACTGTTGAGAAAGCGGAGAAAGAACACGCCGCACGCCTTGCCCGTATTGCTGAAGCGCAAGGCGAAAATATAGGTACAGGCGCAAGTGCACGCGGAATCAAAGATGCAGACGGTGATTCCACAGCATCCAAAATGGAAAAAGAAGATAAAGCCCAACGTGGCGACGGTAAAAAAATAAATAAGGAAACAAAAAATGATTAAAACTGTTCTCCAAATATTGATTACTATTCTCTTTTCCATTGGTGTAAGTGTTGCCGGCGGGAGTATTAAAATTGGAGTAATTTCTGATACGCATGCAACAGCCGATGTATCAACGTCGCATCAAATTTATTGTGATAGTTCTACTTATTGGTTATCTGCAGGCCGCATCACAGGTTATGAAACCTACTCCATTCCACAAGCAGTCACAAATTGGAACGCTGCCGGTATTGATATTGCATTATTCAATGGTGATCTTGTCAATGGTGGTGATACCTTAGAAATTATGTCGGCACACACAGCTCGACTACTTTCGGCAATGTCTGGATTAGTTGCGCCCGCATATTTTTCAACTGGTCATTGGGACATTGGTTCTTCAATTTCTGATGCGCGTTATCAACTTTTTTATGGTGATACGAGTATTAATACTGCTTTCGCAACGGGTGGGTCAGCAGCGATGACATGGTGGCCAACTGCAATTACCGACTATACGCCTGTTTCATATGTTGTTGACACAACAATTGATTCACAAACTTGGCGATTTATTTTTATTAACATGGCAATCATTGAATCAGGCGAAATCTCTGGATTTCAATGCAACGGTCAGTGGGACAATGAAGGAGAACCTACTAACATTACTCAGGGCGACTGGTTTGACATGGTTTTAGATGACGCGGATACAAAAGATTATCCGTGTGTCGTTGTAACGCATTATCGCTTCAAGAATGCAATGCCTGCAATTGAAAGTAATGGATGTGCGATATGTACCACGCAATCAGCTTATGGTGATATTACGCAAGCTATGACAGACATGGCGGAACAAGCGATTCCTCCAATCGTATTACAAGGACATGCGCACGTTGCAGATGGTCGTTTAATAGTGGATAATGTAACATATTTTGATTTGCAAGGCGATTTATGGAGTCCGACAACTGTTCTTGTAGATGATACTACGCGATACTCACACAGTATTCTGACCCTATCATATCCCGCGTATACGCAAAGTGGAAAAAAATATGTTGCGGCTAAGTTAACAGGTTTTGGAAATCAGTCGTCTTATAATTATCAAAACATGTTAAGAGCTTATTATCGTTTTGAAGATGTTGATGGCGCGTCGGGTACAGGTTGTGTAGCAGATGCTTTAGGCGCATTTCCTTTAACATCAGCAGGTGGACCTATTGACATTGATGATGGCGGTATTTTTAATTCGGATAATATCTATTATTTGAACCGCCACTTAGATAGTGATGGTATATTTTATCTGAATGGAACACCTCCCGTTACAGCACTCCCTATCACCGTATCATTTTGGTACAACAACGACCATGCAGGTGCTACACCACAGAGTCAGCTTTTTGAAATGGCTGACGCAACCAGCACGTATTTCATTAAAATCAAAGAATATAGTTCTCGTGTTTATGCTAACTGGAAATTAAGTTCTGCTACCGCAGGAACGGTGGCAAGTGTTCGTTTACCTTCTGCAACAGGGAATACATCATGGTGGCACGTTGTGGTTATTTTTGATACAAGTCAGACAAAAATGTACTTAAATGGGACGTATGAAATACAGTCCAATCCTGCTTACGAAAGCGATTTATACAATGTTTTTACGCAGTTTCGTTTATTAAATAAGATTGCCGGTACTGGTAGTTATTATACTGGACTTTTAGATGAGTATCAAGTTTACTCGGGGGCACTAACTGATACTGAAATAATGGATTTATATAATCAAGGGGAAGGCAAGTTTAATGACCTTTCTAAAAAACGCGGACTTAAAAGATATTAACAGGTGTAATGCGGAACCATATACCATGGAAGAAGCAAAAAAAATACTTGACGACGCCAAAATAGAGGTTATAAAGTTCGAAGGTGTAAAAAGTTCGGCATATTTTAGATTTTATTCATAAATATAAATGGAGCAAGGGATGGCTAAAAACGATAATAATTCGGAGCATAAGGATTCAAACAAAAATGCCTCAAAACCCATAGAAACAAGACAGGGGTCATCGGGTAGCCAGCAAAAGCAATCATCTCAAGAACCGAAAAACTTTTTTATTAACGTCCCTCATATCTGGCGATAAAGGTTTTGCAACCAGAGAAATATCATTTTCTATCTCAACAAACTTGGTTTTAACGGGTTTTTTCCAGCATATTTTTTAAGGATGCCCAGCAGTCTTGTATTGCATAGAGGTGATGTTCCAACCTCAAAACCCAGTGATAATTCCGGGCGGGCCTTCCGACATAAAATGGTCGTTTGAGCTATTCATCCAATTATTCGATCTGCCGTTCCACCTATGGATAGCTTATTATTCCGCTTTAGAAACTGAAAAACGACTTCGTTATAACGATTTTCAACCGCTTCCTCACCTATCAGATCCAGTGTCGTTTTATTGATCGTTTCTCCCCAAACTATTTTTTAATCTATCCCACTCCACCAGATATTGCTGCAGGTGAGTTTTTCCGTTGTCGATTTCCGTTTGAATCAAATCCCGAACATACTGCTGTTCGGAGTTATACTGTTCGGTGGTAAAATGACCGCCAAAATGAGCGGTTCGTAGCCAGACAAGATAGGTCGTTAAGGCATCGTATTCGTTGTATTGAACAATCCGCTCCATGTTTCCATCCAGCCAGAGATGTGCAACCTGCTGGCCATCCACATCCATTTTGCCGGGAATGCTGGACAATGTAGCAATTTCATTGAGAGACGGTGTGGCTTTCCCCCAACCGCCGATGACTTCTTTTAAGTCAACACTGGCTTCGCTGTTGCGAGAATCAAAATAATCATCGCCTTCCCATGGAATGAAAAAACAAAGAAATAATATTTTCATTAAAAGAACAATCATTTATTTTTTATTGTTGATTACTTTCTCAAGATTTACACAAGCATCACAGTGGAAACTTGGTTTGATTGCGGACACACATGCAACTGAATCGTATATAATTTCAACAGACCGTATGCGTGGTTATGACAATGTTTCCGTTCCCTTAGCAATTTCACGTTGGAACGCCGCCAATATTGATTTTGCAGTTGCGCTGGGCGATTTAATTGATGGTGAATTACATTTACCAGAAGGACAACATCGGGAAGTTAGATACGCTCGATTTATCAATGACGTATCAACAATCAGTGGATACGAATTGTATTTAATTTTCGGGCATTGGGACCATGGTTGGGGTAATGCCGCATACTGTGAAGATTGCCCAACTGTTGGTGAAGCAAGTGATTTTACACGATTGTTTGACACAGAAACAGGTTTGGGATCACTAATTCCGATTATACATCCACCTACTTTGAACTGGTGGCCTGTCAATGCTGTTGATAATAGTCCTTGTGCGTATGTTGTCGATTCAACTAAAGGCACAGCAACTATTCGTTTTATCTTTTTACATAGTGCTTGTATTGCAACTGGAGGAACACATTGGTTAAATGAAGAAGGACAATCAGGCGACCCACCCCAAACTATGGATCAAGAAGATTGGGTATTGGCACGTTTGACAGAAGCAAACAGTAATGGATATGCTGTAGTCATATTCACACACTATCCTATAATTCAAATTGAAAATCTTGGAACTGAAACAGCAGAAGAACTTTCTATCCATGCTGCCTTAAAAGCTCTTACAATCCAACCATTGATTTTCCAAGCACACAATCATCCACAAAATGGTGTCGGAGATTATGATGGTGTCCGTTATTTTAGATTACATGCTGATCTTGAAGATAGATGTAACTACATTGGAGAAGATACTAATCGTAACTCCAGTTCCATTGTCACAATAAGTTTTCCTGCTTACACAGAAAATAGTACACCTAAAATGGCGTACACTGTAAATGGATACGGTTATCAAACTTCATTGGATTGGCAAGACACAAGAGTTGTTTATTTACGATGTGAAGAATCTACAGGTACTTCTGGCTCTAACACTGTTAAAAATGCAACAGGCACTAATCATTTAACACCATCCTCAGCAGTTGTTTCATCCAATAATGGTCCAATTAACGCGGATAATCTTTATTACGTCAATAATTCAATTTCAATTTCAGGTGGATGGTATGCTAACAATTTAACGGCTTGTCCTGTTCAGAGTTTACCTATTTCAGTTTCAATGTGGGTTAAAGGGACAGATTCACAAACAGCAAAATGCCTTATCAGTTTTAGTTACAACAGCGGTAGCCCTAATTATTTAGGCGTATTCTCTAATGGCGGTTATGCTCAGATTAAAACCAAAGGGACGTCCTCTTTAACCAATGAACCATCATTATGCGGCGCATTTCCAACAATTAAAGACGATGTTTGGCATCATATTGTTGTTGTTTGGGTGACTGAGCGTCTTAGATATTTATATCAGGACGGTGTCTTACTGGCAACTTATACTGATTTTTTGGCGATGGATTGGATGCCAACAATGGATGAATGGGCAATCGGACGTAATGAGGGATTAGCTACACCCGGCCAAACAGGATGGGTCGGACTCATTGATAAAGTTATGGTCTACTCTGGTGTTTTAACAAAAGCTGAAGTGTGGGAAATGTATAAACAAGGTAAATATAAGTTCAATGATTTAACCAAAGAACGTGGACTCAAACGAAATTAACAGGAGAAAATAATGAAAAAATTACTTGTCACGTTGTTTTTATTGGTTTCAATATTTGCAAAAGCCAGCAACGAGATTTGGTGCATCACTGACACAGGATACACAACTCTCAAAGCAACTATCACACGCCCAACGGACAGATATGTTTGGGATACAACAGGTACTCCAGCTTTTGAAATTGCAACGTCTGTTACTTATGCAAATCGTGCTGTTGCTTTAACTGAAGATACTGGAAATCTTGGATATTATTATGCTGATTTTCCAGCAACTATAACAGCGGGTGCGTATGTAATTCGTATTTATGATGACTCCGATGAAGATGGACTTGAATCGACAGACCCGTCTATCACTAACTTTACGATTGATTGGAACGGGACCGTCGAAGCATGGAACAATAATACCAGAGTAACTGACTTTGGTACCACAAGTGAAGACACGCTGACGCTTGGACAGCTTCGTGTGGACGCCAGTACCATATATGGCGGTATCTATGTCACGAATGATACCGGTAGTGGCGTACAAATTGAGTCATCTGGCGGCTACGGATTAAATATTGCTTCAGCAATTTCTGATGGTGTTAGACTTTCTGGAGAAACAAACGCGTTAAACACAACAGATGTGATTAAAGCAGGGTCTTGGTTTGGACAGTGGGTTGCCAATGCTCTTGATTTAACCAATGTTAAAAAGATTCTTGAAGCAGACACTTACGTCGATACAACGACGACACCATGGACTTTAGAATATCGGGAAAAAGGCACAGCAACTGTTATACATAAAAAATCTCTGTATCAGGTCACAGGTGCAAATGTCACTTCATCGAATCAGCCTGTTGGACGCCAGACGCATAAGCCATAAGTGTAGGTGTAAAATGCCAAGACCAAGACAAAATGAAACGAAATCAGAGTTTTTAACGCGTTGTGTACCGTTTGTGCTTGAAGAAGGTACAGCTAAAAATCAGGAACAAGCAGTAGCAATCTGTCACTCTCTGTGGGAACAATCTAAAGATGGAAAAGATTCTAAATAGATCATATGCACCGACAATTTTTTGGGGTGATTCAATTTCACAAGGCCCAAAGTGTCTAAGATGTACAGTTTCCACATTGTCTGTATTCAGTTGTACGGAAAAGTTATCCAACCCATTTAGATTCACAAAATCATTGAGTGAGGTATTTAGCCATGAATCAAATTTATGTAGACAGTGATACACTTTTTCAAGTTACAGATTTGAAAAATGCGCGAACACTTGTTGATATAAATGACGCAACAATCACTGTCGAACTTTTTAAATCCGACAGTGACACGCAGATCGGCGATGATATTACAATGACTGCTGTAGGCTCTTCGGGTGATTATTGGTGTCTATTACCAAGTACCAATGAACTTGTAGCGGGTGACCGTTATTATTTGATGGTGACCATCGAAGCTGGTGGAAACATTCTTGTAAAGAAAATTAAGATGGAAGCTGTCTGGAGCGATTAAATGGGACGTAGAGGACTTAGAGATGCTGTTCTTGAAATTCTTGATGGCGGTGGAAATTCGGTCACCGTTAAAATAGGACGCGGTACATTCTCTTGGATTGAAAAACGAGATGTTAAGTACACACGTAATAAAGGACAGCTTTTAGAAGTAATGTTGGCAGATGATCCTGCAACTGAAGTCACACTTAGTTTCAATTGGGAATGGCTCAGTAACATTACAGGAATTTCGCTCTACCAAGCAATAAAGTGTGAAGCGCCAGGTTGGGTAACTACTGGTGATCAATGTGATCCCGATTGTGTTGATTTACGATTGACATTGACTCCAGAGAATTGCGGATCAGTAAGTGAAGTGATTGATTTCCATCAATTTAGAACAGACACACGCAATCCTGAACTTAGAGAAGGGCGTATCTATTGTAAGGGAACGGTTATGAGTGTTTTGGCATACAATGGAAGTGAAACGGGATGGGGATGGATACCATTTATTCCAGGACAAAATATAAATGTTATTGGGCATTTTTAATCGGAGATAGTCATGACAGTGGAACTAACAGATGCCAACAGTTATGTCGCATTGGATGATGCAGAGACATATTTTGAAGAACGTTTGAACGCTGATTCATGGCATCAAGCAGAAGAAGTTGACAAAATGCGTGCCTTAATTATGGCAACGAAAGCTATTGATAATCTTAATTTTACAGGAGAAAAAACAGACACAGAACAAACACTACAGTTTCCAAGATATGATGATGCTGACATTCCAAACGAAATACTTGAAGCATGTTATGAATGTGCACTGTCTTTTTTAGATGGTGTTGATATTGAGTTCGAAAAAGAAGCGTTAAACGTAACTGAACAACGTATCGCCGGTGTTAATGTAAAATATGCATCAACAGTACCGCCTGAGCATATTATTGCGGGGATTCCAAGTTATAAAGCATGGTTATTGTTGAAGCCATTTTTACGCGGACCGGATGATATACAATTGTTTAGAGTGTAACACCACAAAACGTGGGCGTCGACCAGAGATACCTGCTCTCTGGTGCGGACAGGAATCAAGCAGGGTCGGTAAAGATTATGAAGTTCTTTGAAATGTTAAGATTGCAAAATGTTCTTGGATTGAATGTTCCCTTTTATCCTGTTTACGATGATGGGGACGCTGGTAATGCAGGTGATACAGGTGATGCAGGTAGTGCCAGTGATAAAAGCGCGGGTGATAAAAGCGCGAGTGACAAAGGCACAGGCGACAAAACATTCACACAGACTGATGTTGACCGTATTGTTCAGAAAGAGAAAGCTGAACAAAAACGTGCTTTACAGAAACGTATTGATGAACTTCAAAAGTTTCGTGATTCTGCCCGTCTTTCTCAAGCTGAGAAAGAAGCACTTGAAGTCCAAATCACTGATATGCAAAAGCAGATCGAAACTAAAGAAGAACAAGCGCGACGTGAGCGTGAAACAACTGCAAAGAAACATCAGACTGAGATTGCGAAAATCACTGAGGAACGTGAAGTGTGGAGAACACGCTACACAGATTCTATTATACGTCGTGAGTTAACTGACGCCGCAGTCGCACACAATGCTTTCAATTCAGAACAAGTCGTTGCTCTCTTACGACCGAACACGACTGTTGTAGAAATTCTCGATGATGACGGTAAAGGTACGGGTAGATACAAATCGCAGGTAAAGTTTGAAACTACTGACGATAAAGGAAAACCAGAAACAGTGATTGCTGATCCAGCAGTAGTTGTCAAACGAATGTTAGATGAAGACCGCTATATGAATCTATTCAAAACAGATAAAACCGCCGGACTTGGAGTAAGGACTACCTCAGCAAAAGGTAAGAAAGGTATGCCGATAGAAACAGCGGATTATATCGCTGAACGGCGAAAACAGAAACAAAAATCGAGTAATCATTAGGAGTAAAACATGAAGTTCGAATTGTTAGTTAGTCTCCCGTTCATTCCTGTCTATGACACATATGGGACGCCCAGTACGGGTGTTACTGTGACAGAGAATGATCCGTTTATTCCCGAACAGTGGGCCAATGAGTCCATCGCTATTCTTATCGAAAATATGGTTGCAGCAAATTTGGTGCATCGTGATTTCGAAAACATGATCGCCCAGTTTGGTGATGTTATCAATACACGCAAACCGAGTGAGTTCGTTGCGTATCGTAAAAATGATTATGAGGACGTCACCATTCAGACGCCCGAAGCCACTAATGTTCAAGTCAAACTTGATCAACACTTCCATGTGTCATTCCTTATTAAGGATGGCGAAGATAGCATGGCGTTCAAGGATTTGGTCAGTGAATATCTTGAACCTGCGATTATCGCAATCGCACAGGCTGTTGATAAAATCGTTCTTGGTCAGCATGCACAGTGGCTGTTGAGCAATACGTATTCTGCGGGCTATCTTGGTTTGCTCGGCTCTTCGACTGCCAAGGATTATATCCTTGACACTCGTAAAGTCCTCAACGATAACAAATGCCCTGCTACCGGTCGCCGATTTATTGTTAGTTCGGGCGCAGAAACCAGTATTTTGAAAGCAGATGATTTCACGTCGGCCGAGAAGGTTGGTGATGAAGGCTCTGCTCTCCGTGAAGCAAGTCTTGGGCACAAACTCGGATTCGAGTTTTATATGTGTCAAAGTATGTCGGATTACACGAACTCTGATCAGGGTACTGTTGATGATGATGCTGTGAATCTTGGTGCTGGTTATGCTGCTGGAAGCACGTCCATTGTGTTGAATGATAGTCAGTATGTTGGACTCGGTGATATTCTTGTGTTTGGTGCAACCACTGGTTTTGATGGTGGTGATCTTACTCCGCAGCTCGTAACCGCAAACAATGGTACGACTGAGACTGTCACTATCACTCCTGGCTTGAAACGCGCAATTACAGATGCCGCTGATATGAAAATTTTCCAAGCTGGTAAAATTAATCAGGGAACATCCACGTTAGCCGCAGGTGCTACAACCACTACAGACGGTTATCGTGCAGGATGGCACAAGGGTATTGTCCTTGATAATCTTTCGACAACGCCTGGTGTAGCTGTCGGTATGCAGTTGCGTATTGCAACTGGCGCTTCTGGTGCCACTGTCGTAACAGCGGGTGACATTTACACGATTATCGCAATCGATAGCACGGGAAGTTCAACGGCAACCGTACGCCTTGACCGTCCGTTAGATACTGCTGTTGTTGATAATGCGATTGTAAGTTTCTTCCCGACTGGAAACTATAACTTCGCGTTCCATCGTAATGCTGTTGCATTGGTAACTCGCCCGTTGGCTCTCCCGCGTACGGGAACTGGTGCATTGGCAGCTGTTGTAAATTATGATGGTATCGGTCTCCGTGTTGTTATTACGTATGATGGCGTTCGTCAAGGGCATTTAGTGACTGTTGACCTGTTGTGTGGTGTCAAGGTTCTGGATAAAGCCTACGGCGCTGTTATGTATGGTTAGTGTGGCTCGTTGTGGGGGTGGGCAACCACCCCTACAACACCCTTTAGGAGACTTCGATGGTGCTAACACAAGAGTTTATATTTAGGGTACTTGGTGAGTATGGTGTTCCAATTGCGTTAGTCGTGTTTTTTGTCTGGAGAGATTACAAACGTGAAGGAAACCTTTCTATAACGATTCGTAAACTTGAAGATGAAATGCGAGTAATACTCAAGGAACAAGTCACCACAGTAACGAAAGCGCTAACAAATAACACAGCATGTATGCGTGAGTTTATTACAATGTTAAGAACCCGACCCTGTATTGCTACAGAATTAGCAGAAGCACTTATTAGGGGTCGATTTAATGGGTATAAAGAGGAAGTCAAGGAAACACAACCGTGAGTAAATACAGATTTCTAAAAGCTACAATATATAAACTGAAACGTCGATTCGGTGAATCAATAACGTTCACACGAACAGAAACTGTTGGAACTGTAGACTATTCAACAGGTGCTACGACAGATAAAGTGGAAATTAGTGTAGCGATTAGGAATGTAATTTTCTTGCCCTTTGCACTTGACCGACGATTTTCCTACGATTTATCTTACATCGCTGCCAATAAAAATTTCACATATGGTGGCTATTATGACACGGAAGAAGCAACAATCGTGTGTGATAAAAAAGACTTTGGAGAGTTTACTGTCGATAAAGATATGACAGTAACCAAAGGCACAAAAAAGTACCAAGTTAAGAAAATTGAAGAATCATATCAAGATGACTCGGTATTGATTATACGAGTTATAGAGTTAAAAGGAACAAGAACATGAGCACAAGAGATATGTTACCTCTGTGGGTATTTGCATCGGCTTGTAAACACTTCACAGACACGATCACAGGAATCCATGTCTATGTTGAAGGACAAGAACGTGATATGTCTGGAATAAGTGACTGGTGTGAAATCCGTATTGACGGCCCATGGATTTGTGATGTATCGAAAGGTGTTTGTGTTGTTACCTGTGAAATCAATATACTTGTTTCAACAGTTATTGATTCAACAAATCTATACCGTGAATCTGTGAATCACACAAAAATTATTCCTGCTTTCGACAACTTCTGTGTTTATAAGTATGGGCCTGATTCTGATGATGAAAACGATGCTTCACTGGTAGGAACAATGATTTTACAACCTGTACATAATGTGAACGACCGTGTTGAAATCGCCAGATTCGGGCAAATACATCCGAGTGTTCAATTGTTGCAATCAACGATTGAAGGACATTACAGTATGACGCTTTTTGTTTAAGTGACGCTTTTTGTTTAAGTAACGTCTGTTAATAGGAGATAAAAATGAGTCAAAGAAGTATGCGTGATGCCACTTTGAAAATCAAAGATGGCGCTTCCGAAGAAGTAGAAGTTAAAATTGGGGATGGAAACATCTCTTGGAATGAGCGACGAAATGTTGAGTATACACATAATCGTGGCGCTATTGATGAAGTTCGTCTCGGTGACGATGAAGCTATTGAAGTAAGTTTTGATTTTATTTGGGAGTGGATTTCCAGTATCACAGGAGTCGCAATCGTTGAAGCAATCAAGTGTACTGCTGCTGGATGGGTAACATCTGGCGGTGCTTGTGAACCCGACGCTGTGGATTTGGAATTAACTCTCGCGCCCACTAATTGTGGAAGTGACAGTGAAACTGTTACATTCACAGAATTTAGATGGGAATCTATCAATCCTGACTTACGTTCCGGCCAGATTTCTTGCACAGGCCGTTGTATGTCTGTTACAGCAGAATAGTTATAGGTAGCCACACTAACCTTTTTATTATTTAGGAGTAAAAATGAAGTACGCAGGTAAAACAATTGATGGTCCGAGTTTCGATGTTATTGTATTTCCACGTCTTGATGGGGACATTGTGTTCAAATGTCAATGTGTTCTTGACTATGAACCCTTTAGAAAAATTTGTCCTCTACCTGAACCCCCGAAAATAATGCGTAAAGGGGAAACAGTGTATTCACAGAATGTGGAAGACCCTGAATACTTGGAAAAATTGCATCATTACAGTGAACTGAAAACACATTGGATGGTACTGAAATCGCTTGAAGCAACCGAAAGTCTTGAATGGGATACAGTTGATTTTGCAAATCCGGAAACGTGGTCGAATTATACTGACGAATTACTCAAGGGTGGATTTACAGACTCTCAAATCGCAAAAATTATTAACACAGTGGCAGCTGTAAATGGACTCAATGACAAAATGATGGAAGAAGCTAAGAAACGTTTTTTAGCTGGACAACAGGTCCAAAACAAGCAAAACTCCCTCCAGGACGAACAGCCCAGTACATAATTTGGAGAGTGTGTGAGCGTTTTGGCCTGCGTTTACCTTTTGTCGAGCCTGAGTGGGATGACAATACAGCATGGACAATTTCACAACTATTAACGTATGAACAAATTCGTGAGTATGAAGAAATGGAACTTGCAACAATAGGTGTTGCAACGAAAGGTCCGCCAGCATAATGTCCACAAATAAAAATTTTATTGGTGCATCGCTAACACTCAAATTTTATGAGTTCAACGTTGATAAATTCA